GTTTAACAGCACCACCTGCACCAATAAGATATGAACCTATATCACCAGTAATTTCTGATGCGGCTCCTGCAATACCTTCTCCATGATAAGGGTCAGTAAAAGCAGATGCCATATCTTTAGCACGTTCAGGTGTAACCCCATCAAGGGTGTTTTTAATACTGTCATATGTATCTTTCTCTAAAGACGCACGTGCAGCCGCATCTCCTAAATTAAGCGCACCCTCTACAAATTGCCCTACTGCACGAGTAGGTGCTAAAAAGAATTGGTCAACAAGAGTAGGTTCTGTTGGGTCAATACCTCGCTCAATTAATTTTTTAATATGAGGTTGTTCTTTAAAAGCTTTAAACTTTTTATTCGCCTCTTTAAATTCTTTTGGATTAATACCTTTACTAGTAACAATTTCTCTGGCTACATCAGGCGTAAGTTTGCCCTGCCTTGAAAGTTCCTCCAAGGTATTTCTTGTTTCTCTAAATTCGTTTGATTTAAAACTAAGAGCCATGCTTATTACATATTATCCAGAGATTCATCCACTGACATATTACCACTAAAAGACGTGCCTTCAGGAATTTTTGCTGCTTCAGCCGTAGAATCGCTTGTTGTTAATCCTTTGGCTTCATTAATTTTTCTTTCAAGAATTTCAAATGTTAAACTTTTTTGAGACTCTTTGCTTTTATAAGACGAAGGATTATCAGCAATTATTGACATAGCTTCTTCTCTTGCACTTAAAGCTGCATCTGCAATTTTAGCACTATTATTACTTAAATCTGCACCTGCACCAAATAATGCTTTACCATATGTTAATAGGTCAGTACGATTTGGTAAACTTAAATCTGGAATAGATAAATCATAAAGAGTTTCTGCAACATCTACTCCAAGTTCTGCAAGTTTAAGTTCTGCTTCCGCTTGGCTAATCTTTCCTTCAAGAAGCTGTGTCTGAATTTTATTTATTTCATTTTGCACAGTTTGCTTTTGTTCTTCTGCATAAGTAGCTGCACCTGCTAGTTGTGCGCCAATCCCTGCTTCAGGGTCAGCAGCAGCATAACCAAGAAGAAGGTCACTGATATAACTTACAGGAGATGAAGCTTCCTCTAAAGTCTTTTGTCTTTCTTCTGCAAGTCTTTGCTGCTCTTCCATTATTTTAGAAGATGTAGTACCGTATTTTTCTGTTGCTTCTTGATAACCAGCAGCAGCTTTTAAAACAGCTTTAAGAGCATTTTCTTCTTCAGCGGCTTGACCTAGAGGAGATTCAGCAGTAACAGTACTATCGCCTACCATTGTACCACCAGCAAGTTCCTTAACTACGCCAGATAATCCACCATTAGATTGGTATGCTACACGACCACCAGTATTAAAGAAACCAAAGCTACTACCAATTTTACCAACTGCACCAAGAACACCTGCAAGGTTTTGTGAAGAAGAAGGTTGAGCCATTGGCTGATACCTTGCTGTAGACTGGTAAGGATAACCATAAAGTGTAGACTGGTACTGACCAAGTGTAGTATATGGATACTGTTGTTGCTGTTCAAACTCTTGACGTGCAATATCTAAACCAGCCTGTGTCATGCCACGCTGTGCTTCACCTATACCAGACAAAGCAGTAAGTTCTGTAAGAGCCTGTTTAGGTGCAGCTTGACCCAAGGCAGCAAGGCCAGAAGCTGCAGCACGTTCACGTTCTTTCTGTGCTTCAAATGCACGAAGACCAGTTTCATAAGCAGCCTGAGAACCCTTAGTTTGAATATCACCAAGACGCTGTTGTAAGTTACGGATATTTTCTGCTTCAAGAATAGCTTGACGTGACCCACCATAACCGCCAGCACCTGCTGCTTTTGCCCTTACCTGTTGCATAGGAACCTGTGATTGACGTACAGCCTCACGCTTTTCTACATCTACAACGGCTTGCTGGTATGGTGACATATACTGAGCAGCCATCTGTGGTGTAAACTGTTGTGTCTGTCCTAAAGTTAAAGCAGCAGCCGGAGCAAAGTACTGTTGACCTGTACCAACCAAACCTGCAATACCTTGCATAGCAGCCAGTTCGTCAGGACTAAATCCTGCAATCTGTGGACCTGCATAGGTTTGGTAACCCAGTTCCTTCTTTTGCTCATAGATATTCTTAGCTTCTTTAAGAACATCTTTTAGACCAGATTTATAATCCTCTGGTACATCATATTGTGGGTCTGCCATTACTTCAACTCCTCAAGTTTTTTGTCACCGTCAATTTCTTTAATTTGTTTTTTAGTTCCAGTAGATGACATACGCACATCATCTAAGAACTTATCTAGTTTTTCCGCACCTGCATCAGATGAACCATTACCTAAGTTAGATACTACATCTGCAGGAATTACATATTCATCCCGGCTAAGAAGGGCATTCTTAATTACAGGGTCACCTTTTACCTTAAACCCTATGTCATCAGACATCCCATCACCACCATTATTATTTACATCTATCATGCCTTCAAACGGTCTACCACCGCCGCTAACTGCTCCACCCTTTCTTAACATAGCAGGAAGACCTTGCATGGCTTCAGTGGGCAGCATAGGCTGTTCTACGGTAGGTTGAGGCTGTGGCATAGACATAGGTGGCTGTTCCATAGCCATTTCTTCTTCCATGTCATCAGCATTATAATCAGCAATCTTATTACGACCAAAGTTCATAAGTTCCTGCATGGCTTCTTTACCAGACACATCCTGATTCATAAGACCTGCAATACCACTAAATGCTTCTTCTAAGTTAAATGCTTCTGGTAAACCAGTACGTGGATTGATAGTTAGTTTACCCATAGAGCGAAGAACATTCATTTCTGGCTTAGACATATGGACAAGTTCAGAATCTCCCTGCCTACCTTTTAATGCAAGAAGACTAGATATGCCACTCATAGGGGCTTGTCTGTTAATATAGTACGCCATTATGTATTTACCTTGTTTGGTGACATATAGTTAGATTGTGCCTTAGTCATATCTGCTTGAAAGTTACTGCTCTTATTATACAACGAACCAAGGTTTAATGCCATACCCTGAGTTGTTTTTGTTCCAAAATAATCATTAGTTTGTACTACGCCCTTATTAATATTAGTAACATATGTACCATTATTAAGCATATCAAAGTATTCTTGCTTGTTCATTAGTTAAAATCCACCCATCCAGTTCCGCTAACATAGCCTCTAAACTTACCTGCACTTGCAGCAAATACAATATCACCATTAGCTGGTCTACCTATAGATGCCACAGTTACCACTGTTAATACTTTAGTTGTAGGTCTACTATCTACCTGATTATCTCTAGTATCTAATTCATAGCTTAACAGGTCTGCAAACTGTCTAATTTCTCTGTACAGTTCTTCTGGTGTCATGCCCCTTGTCATATTGTATACAGGCAGTCTTGGATAGTTAGCCATTATCTCATACCATCAGGTTGAATGTTAGCACGAACTGCACCCCAACGCCAAGAACTATCTGAACTTGCAGATACAATAATCTTAGCCTGTCTACCACGCCCACGTAAATCAACCTTCTTTGTCGTTTGTTGAATAGTATATGGCCCTTTTGTTATAGCTGTACTATTAGGATACTCTTGGAACTGCAGTGTTAGTTCAACCGTACCATTGTTTGTAATAGTGTAGTCAGGAATAATCCTGTCAACAAACATAATTTGTTCGCCATCTTCTATCTCAAACTCACCAGATTCTAAGAATGATGGAAGAATTTTACCATCACCTTTGTATTCATCTTTAGGCTCATTGTTCCATACATACCTAGCGGCAGTAGCAGACACACGACCTGTAGCTATTGTGTTCTCATATACACTATGGTCTACATATGTAGAGTAGAAGCTAGAACCAAATACCCAGTGGTTTTCTTTGTAGTTGTAGATAACATAGCTGTCAGGTTCTGTAGCAAACTCTGAACAATACAGCCAGATAATTTCATTAAACTCTGAGTTTGTTCCTGCAAATACTTTATCTTTGTTTACTTCATTAAAGCTTTCGTATAAATATCTACGTACAGTACATTCTAAGTTTCTTACACGTCCATCAAAAGCATAGAAGTTATTCTCACCCATCCAGTATGCAATACCATCTACGTCAACTGCAGCGTGTGGCGCAATTAGGCCACAATTTGTACCTACCTGCTGAAAGTTAAAAATAAAAGGTGGACCAGCAAACTGCTGTGTATACATAGCATTGTCAGTCCAAATATTAATTGCATTACGTGAACGAATAGCACCACGGATTTCTGTACCACCTGTAAGGATTACTTCACCTGACGTAGAAGAAATAGATGGTGTCCAGTTGTTAAAGTTTTCTTGGTCTGACCAGCGAACCAGCATTGGGTTATAGTCACCAGTACCAAACTCATTAGAACCATAAGCAATAAGATGTCTGTCATTAGGAGACACACGAATATAATTATTTACTGAAGGTGCTGCAGAAACAACTACTGCACGTTCTGGTGTAATGGAAGCATCTACATCCAAGTAGAATATCTTACCACCACGCCGACAGGCTACCATGTCTTCACCCCAATTGTCTAATGACCACTGTGAGTTCTTAAATGTAATAGCACCTGTAGCTGCTGGTCTATTCCATGCACGTCCACCACTTGTACTTACACCTGCATTATATGTACCTGCGCCATAACCAGTACCTTGTACAGGTACGGTATTTTCTACAGGTAAAATAAATTCTAAGTCTGCTGTGCCACCGTCAGTTACTGCAGCTACTGCAGATGTTGTGGCAGAAATAGTAAAGTTGTTAAGACTGCCTACGGCAACTACAGAATATTCGCCAGATAAAAGTATGCCACTATTACCAATACTAGTTGCAGAAGTAATATAAATACGGTCATTGACAGACACCCCATGGTTTGTTATACTAATACTTACAAGAGGAGAATTTAATTGTGTATTCATTACACTAGTAAGTGTAGCTGCTGATACAAAAGGAGTACTATCATATAGTTGATTTGAATCTACTACGTACAAAAACTTTTCTGTACCAAAGGACATAAGCTTCTTAGTGTCATTGTCTGACCAAGTAATAAGGTCACGAGCAATACCAGTAAAGGCAGTATCATTAACTGCCTTAGTGTAACCTCTTAGGTTCTCAGGTTTGCCTTCCCTGAACCTAACTCTGTTACCATCATACCACTTACCTTCTTCTGCATACTGTGTAGATTCTCTGTGAAATCCCGGTACGAACTCAAGTTTGGCAAGCTTTCCTGAAGTAGAAGCCATGTCTTACCTTGTAAAGTTTTGAATTGCTGCTGCGTCAATGAATGCAGTTGTTACCGTTACGGCTGCTGTTACTGTTGTAGCTACACTACGAACACTATATACCAGCATATCAACTGCAGAAATAGATGTTGTAATTGTTGGAACTGTACCACTTACAAACTTAAAGTCGTTTGCATATGATAATGTTTTACCACCAGATGTTTGTTCTTGGATAACATAAATAATACCTTGTTGACCAACTTTAATATTATCTGGTTGACGTAGCGTACTATCTGCGCTAAGATACACAATAAAGTTATTACCTGCAGTCATGTCAACAGCAAAGATACTAGTATCAGAAACAGCAACAGTAACAAGAGGTGAATATGTTTGACCAGTAACAATGTTTTCAGCAGCCATAGTATTAGTATAGCCAGCACTTGTATTTACATAACGAATGTCTGTGGTAGACAACGCCATCAGTGCAGGATTTACTACTGAAGTATTAGAAATAAATGTACTTACGCCAGTTGCAGTAACAGATGTTACAGGGTCAACTGTTGTAGTTTCAATTTCTCCAATGCTTGTGATTACACTACGTGTTGCTGCACCTGAACTACCACCGGGAATACCAAGACCTGCTGTGTCAATTCCATGAACATTAGTACCGTCAGTAGTAATAAGGAATGTGCTAGTCCCTGTTGTTGTAGTTGGAACTACAAAGCCTGTTGCAGTTGCACCAGTATTCATAATACGAACAGTACCAGTAGCAGAGGCTTGTGTTATTTTATTATGAATTACATATGTTTTGGAAACTGCAGGAAGGACAATGTTGGCGGCTGATGCACTAACTACATATCCTTGTAGTTCAAGAGTTGCCGCACGTGCTTCGTCTGCCGCACCGTTATTAGTTGTCAGTGAGTTGTCGTTTACAATCTGTGTGCCAGATGTACCAATAGTTACATAAGCACCAACAGCGTCATCAAGCAAGTCAATGACGTTCTGGTTTAGGATATCACCCCATGAATTGGGATTTTCACCGTCTGCCTGTTTCTCTATTCGGATTCTGGTGGTATAGCTTGAAGGCATATCTTAGTTCCTATTCTTAAACTGTTGCTACTATTATATACTATTTACGGTGGTCAGACAATATACGGTCTAATTTATCTTCTACACGGTGCAAGGCTTCCATAACCCTATCTATATCTTCTTTTAGTTCATTACGTGTTGCATATTCTTCTCTTGTTCTATTAAGAAGAATCTCAAGACGCTTTACTTCTTTGGTAGTATTATTAGCCCACCAACCAAAAGCACTAGCAATTACCATTAAAAGAATATCTATAAGGCTATTCATTTCCATTAGAAGTCCTCTAGTTTGGGCCAGTTATTAATTGGTGCAGCTTCTTCACCTTCTGCCACTTCCATTAAAGCTTTTAATTCGTTTATACTAATTGTCTTGTCAATTAAGTTTTCTATTTCATTTGACTTAGCACGTACTGCTCTGCGATAATTCTTAATATTAGTAGGACAGTTAGTACCTTCTTCTACTTCACGTGTTACATACCAATCAGTAGAACTAAGAAAACTACCTGCAGTTTGTTTTGTATTAGCAATCTCACCAGCTTTAAGTTCTGCTAAGTCACGTGGAATAAGATTACCATCCAAGTCTCTACCAAAGTAAAAACGATTATCATGAGGTGTAGGTGGTTCTTCCCACACCAAACCTTTAGATGCTTTAGTTTCTGCAGACCAACGCACCCATGAAGAAGGATGCTGGATACCGTAGTCATCCTGCCATGCTCTTCCTTCTTTAATAATTCTTGCTTTATATTTCCAAGGCATACTTATATTCTCCTATCGTGCATTGGCATATTTAAATGGTTGTTCGGCAAAGGCGAGGTAGATAAATGTGTCGTTATTCTGGTTCATCTGTGCCTGACTACTGCGTATCTTAAAGCCATTAGAAACAAAATCAACAAATGGCGTTGCTGCTGACGACCCAGTGACTTCAGCGGCATTTGTATTTGCAACAAGCCCATTACTAACGGGGTTATAGGTGTTTCTAGTGTTGTCAATTATAGTCCACTGACTACCATTTGTTTTCATCTTGGTAAGCAGAAAAGCTGGCCTGAACCCTGTGTAGACAAACGGTCCATTTGCATTGGCGTTGCCGACATATGAGCCGACCTTGCTGTAGCCTTCAACACTATGGAAACAGTAGGCTATCATAGCGTTTCCACTACCATTTGTTTCTACACCGTTATCTACACCAAAAACCTGATTGGTGTGTGTGCCGAAATTAGCCGGAGCGTTGTTTTCTGCAGCAGTAAGATTTAAATATAAAACTCTTTCACTGGTTAAATCTTTATTCCAAACAGTCCAGTTTTGTGCGCTATCCCTGTTTTTTACAAAAATGATTTCAGGCGTTTCTAATAAGCCGTGTCCGACAGTTGCACCAGTAGTTAAATTACCTGTATAGGAAACTATAGAAAAACCTGCATCCTGATTAGCCGATACGCTTGACGCTATGCTTGGGACACCAGTGCTATATGTGTCAACGGCAATTGTTGATGCTGTGCCACCAGCTTTCCAGTTCCATGATACATATGAACCGCCAGATAAATTTACTTGTGCTGGTGTGCTAACGGTAAACCCATTATAATCTCTACTATCAACTCTTGGAAATGCAGTATATTCAGCATCACTTGCATCTGATAATAATGTTCCATTGGGATAACCAACCACAGAATTTACAAGCTGATGGTTGTATGTACTAGTTCTTGATTTAATCCAAGTAAAATCAGGACTAGTTATACCTTCTACTGGAATGTTATCATCTACCAATGCAAGGAAGCCTGTAGGTGGTGTGTAGTAGAAGCTACCATAGCCATTACCATCTGCAGCACCTGCACCGCCTGTGGCATTACCAGCAAAGCTATCATCAGCACCAAAGTTATATACTTGTGCGCCACCCTGATACACCAAACTGTAAGATGTAAAACCTTCTGTACTACTTAATGACGTAAAAGCAGGGGTGCCACTGTTTTGTACTGTTCCATTTTTATAAAATTTTACTGTTCCAGCATCTAAATCTAATGCTACGCCAATAATATCTCCTGTTGTCCAAGCATCTCCATAAGATGTGCTAGATGAATTGTTGCGCTTATTGCCATCTGTTTGATATTGATAAGAGTCTGCTGAATTATATAAAGCGTAGCTGTCACTCTGTAAATTGTTTGGCTTTTTAGCAATGCCAACGCTGTTAGAACCAGCGTCTGTTCTGATGTACACTTCCCAATACCACTTACCAGTATTTACTGCAAAAGTACTAACTACAGCAGGGTTTGTGCCTGTTTGTGTACTACTAAAATCAAGGTTTCCTTCAGCAAATGTTTGTGTTGTGCTATTTACATAATTTGGGTCTAACGTAGCAAAGTTCTGTGTAGGGCTATCACCCATCTGGTCAGTTGTTGCAATGTTAGTTGCACTAAAGTTGTTAGCATTACCTGAACTATCTGTACCTAATGCATTAGCAGTTGAGTTATCAGAGAAGTCAAGATAGAAACCATTATCACCATATGTACCTGAATAAGCTTTAGGAATCCAATAGCCATTAGAACCATATTGACCAAAAGATGTTGGGTCTAATTCTTGTCCATCTATATAGTAATATTCAGCAAGATAACCATCCCAACAATTTGAACTAGAATTACTACTAATGTAAAAATTATAACGACTGTCGTAACTTAATATATCCCAGCTTTTTCCAGAAGCTAGTGAACCAACTGTTACTGTTTGTGAAGTTTCAACACCGTCAATATAAAACTTAACTGTACCATTTGTACCATTTATTGCTACTACACAATGATGCCACGCTGATGTGTCTGTAATAGTAGTATCTGATTCAACAATTACCTGTGTGTTACTTGAATCAAAACTATTAAGTGACAGTTTATCACTACGGAATTGAACACCCCCATAACCACTGGCTTCAAAATAAATATTATCTTGTGAACCACCAAGTTCACCACGTTTTATCCAAAACGAAAATGTACCTATAGCAGTACTTGTACCTGCATCACTATATGTTACACTTAAATAAGAAGTATCATCGTCATTTAATCTAAGACTATTACCAACAGTAACAACATCTATAGGATGCTGTGCGCCACCTGAACCAATGTGTTGTGTTGCACCAGTACCTGTGTATAGGATAGGTTCAAAGTAATCATCAGACTGTTGACCTGAAGCTAGTTGAGGACCAATGGCTGGGTCTGCTATATTAGATGCTTTAATTTCTTTATATGAAGCATCACCGTAATCCCAAAGATTTCTGTCAACTCTAATTTTATGACCACCAGTTACGTTGTAACCGTTGCCACTAAAAATTGTCCAGTCCGTTCCCGTTAGACCAGAATCATAATAACCAGTTCCTGCACTTGGGTCGGCTGAATTAAACCAAGTGCCGTTTCTGCCAATATAGAACTTGCCATCTTTAATCAGGTACATCCAAACATCATTAGCCGCACCAGCGACACTTAAATCACCAGTTTGAACACCATCTAAATAATACCAAAAAGTATTGCCACCGCCAGCACCTCTTCTATAAACACCCCACCAACCAGACCTGTCACTATCTCCCGGAATACCACCATACTGATTTATTGAATCTGTAAAATTCATCATACCATGTGTACAACCAGCACCCGGAGTACCTGTGTGAGTTACTTCGTAATAATATCCATCTGTGTCTGTAGCATCAAAAGTAACAGTTCCTGCATATCCAGAACTATTGCCTCTTTCTTCCAACCCACCTTCACGGACATCATCACTTGCTGCATTTGTATATTTGTTTACTGCTGATAATACAGCCATATTATTAGTCGGGCTATCCGGCACGACATCGCTTGCGGCTAGGTTGGTTGCAGTAAAGTCATTGGTGTTGCCAGATAGGTCATCGCCTATTGCCGCACTATCTGCGAATGAGAGGTAGAAGCCGTTAGTGCCATAGCTACCGCTGTATGCTTTTGGCACCCAGACACCGTTGTTGGTTTCACCAAATTCTGTAGGTGCTACTACACTGCCATCTATGACATGCATCTCTGCGAGGTAGCCATCAAAGTGATAAGTTGATGCATCAGTGTCATCACCAATGTAAGTTGTAACTCCATTTTGCAGTAATCGGCTGGCTGTATCATCTGGCACAAATGTTCCGCTGGTTGTTCCAGTTATCAATTCTCCATTTACATAGACCTTGTGTATGTTTGCGCCAGTTTGGTCTTGACTATCCGCTTGAGCAACAATGTGATACCAAGCTGAAGTATCACGAAATACTTGGTCACTTGTAAAACTAGTGTATCCAGTATTGTATGCGTTAAAGACTAAGTTATCGCTTGTATTAAAATGCAAAAACGCACTACTACCGCTTTTGGCAAATATAATAGTGCTTCTGATGCCTAGATTAGAACGTTTAACCCATACAGATATTGTGAGTATTTTGGTATTAGTTTGTGCTGTAATATAGGCTTTTGTTAAGCTGGGTTCATCATCAGCATTAAAACGCAAAGACTGGTCAATGCTGTAGGGATATACAGCACCGCCACCACCTGCAGAGGTAGCACCAGATGAAAACCAAAATGGATTATTAGACAAACTCATTTATATAACTCCTATGCGAAAGCTTTTGTAGCTGCGCCTAAATAAATAGTACCTGTAACTTCTACATAATAAGGAACAACATCTACTGCATCTGCTGCAGTTGACAATGTAATACCTGAACCACCTGCTGTTTTATACTCAGAACCAAGGGAAAGCAACCTAGTTCCAGTTGCATCCTGTTTGAATACAAAGACACCGCCCATGCCACCTACTTCTGTAGTAGGATTACCAAGTGTCATGTCACCTACAAGTGTCCATGTAAAGCTGTTATATGAACTAAAGTCAGGTGTTGTTGTAGCATTAACAGATGCCGTATGTACAGCATTTACTATATTACCAGTTAATGTGCCGCCAGACAAGGGTAAATGATTACCAATTGAAGTTGCCAGTGCGCTAGATACTGTAGCAATTACACTGTTAATAGAAGTAATAGCATTTGTATTCGTAGTAATGTTTGTGTTACTATTGTCTATACTTGTTGCCATAGTAGCTGACAGAGCAGTAATAACACTATTAATAGATGTTGTTACATTATTAATAGATGTAATAGCGTTAGTATTAGTAGTAATATTAGTATTGCTGTTGTCAATAGATGTAGCCATTGTAGCTGACAAAGCAGCAATAGTCGCTGATGAAGGAACACCAGATACTGAGATTACACGGCTTGCATTAATATTAATACCTGAACCTGCAGTATAAACAAGAGCAGAACTAAACTGTACAAAGGTAATGTCTGTAGTGCCAAATGTAATTGTGCCTACATTATTACATACATAAGCTTCACCTGCACCAGTGTCACCTTCTTGTACATAGAAGTAAGAACCACCATCCAGACCATCTGCAGTTGTTGGCTCATAGCTATCCGCATCTGTTGCACGTGTGAGTACCCAATTAGTAGAACCAGAACCTACATCAGTAACTGTATATACACCATTCTGTGTAGCATCTGCTTGTGTATAAATAAGAACACGGTCACTAGTTGAAAGTGTTACACCGTCAATTGACAATGCTGCTTGAGTATCTGCATTAGTAAGTGTTGCACCAACACCTGATGTACCATTATCATATGTAACTGTTAGTGCTGAAGGTGATTCAACACGTACAGCATCATGGAAGTGAATAGCTGCGGCTGTTAAGTTATCTACATATTGTTTAGTAGCGGCTCCTAAATTTGCAGAAGGGTCTGCATTAAGAACAAGGTTGCCTGTCATAGTTCCACCAGCAAGTGGTAGATGATTACCTATAGATGTTGCTAATGCCGCTGATACTGTTGCCAATTGTGCGCCAGTAACAAAGCCTGTACCATCACCAATCACTGAGTTAATAGAAGTAATAGCTGCAGTATTGACTGATGTTAATGCACTAACTGCCGCAATAACTGTGTTGCTATTGTCAATAGAAGTTGCCATAGTTGCAGACAATGCAGTAATAACACTGTTGATTGACGTAATGGCATTAGTATTTGTTGTGATGTTTGTATTAGAGTTGTCAATGCTAGTAGCCATGGTTGCAGATAGTGTAGCTACAGTCGCAGACATTGCAACATTGTCACCACCTATAACAAAGGCAGTAGCTGACACAGTATCAAAAGATTGGTTAGCATCTATAACAATTGTACCAGAGCCAGTAACACCTGTTACAGTTGTTGAGTTTTCTAATAAGTGAATGCCAGTACCTGCAGTCATTGCAGTCATTGTACCTGCACCTGCAAGACCTGTAATGTTAGAACCATCACCATATAAGTAAGTAGCACTAACTACACTTGTTGCAATATTACCTGCAGTAAGTTTACCACTTACTGAAGCATCCCATTCAACAGTAAGGTTACCAGTACTATGAATATCATTTGATACAGAAAGTTTACCTTGAATATTTGTTACACCAACAACATCAAGTGTACCACTTACTGATACATTGTTTTCTATTGTAAGAGAAGAACCACTAAATGTACCACCTACAAATGAATTAGCTGATACAGTATTAGCAACTGTTACATCAGTAATACGACCATAGGCATCTACTGTAAACTGACTTAACCCATAAGTACCTGCAGATACACTTGTCTGTGTCAGAGCAAATGTTGGATTACCTGCTGTACCGTTTGCATTGGTAATGGTAACACCTGCAGAACCTGTAAGTGTGCGTCCATACTTACTGTCACCTGATTCAACTACAATACCAGTAACAGATGTTGCACCTGCTGCAGCAGTATTAAGCTGTTCTGCAGTTGCTACAAGTTGTGTACCATTAATTTGAATTGTACCTGTCAGATTAATCCCTGACTGAGAAAGCTGCAGTGTAGAGTTACGTCCTGCACCATCCTGAACATAAACAAACTGACCTGACCCAAAGCCATTGCTATTTATATCAGATGTTTGTAAAAGATTCTTGTATGAATCTGCTATGAGTTTTCCAGTTAAATCTGCCATTATATCAAATTCCAATACTTGAGGTTATTATTAAATGTAATGGTTACTGCAGTCCATGCACCATTTCTATCTGCATTAGATTCTGGGCGAATGTCACGAATAAAATCTTTTTCGTCTATTCGGGGTGATTTATTCTGTGGGTGGTTTTTTAAATCATAGCTACCATCAAAGTCATTATTACAGACCATAAGCCCATAACTATTCTTTTTTAGTTGGTTTAGCTTATATCTAAATCCACATACGTCACATACACCATATACATTCTTAGCAGTAGCCATCTATAAGGATACCTTTGGTTTAAAGAAAATACTTACACGTTCTCTATCTTCTTCCATTGCACGTCCAAGACGTTCTTCGTATTCCTGTTTAATAAGTTGAATACGGTTCATGTCTACACCCGGACGTTTCATAGACATTTGATAAGCAAGTCCTGCAGTAAGACAAGGAAGAAACCTACGAGAAATATCTGCATTCTGAAATGCAGACTTATCTACATCTTCCATGTAACGTACAATCTCAAGCTTTACTTGGTCAGTATTATTTTCTGGAATAGGCCACAAATGAACTACAGGATTACCACGTTCATGTCGTACTGCATACTGTGTTGTACGTCCTGTTTGGCCTTTATTAGGTATCTTCAAGTATTCCTGCATAGAAATACGTTCTAACTGTGTGTCAGTATTATCACGATTAACTACAGCTTCAAGTACGTCAATGGTTGCAGAAGCAAGAGGAAAGGTAGTAACACTTGTTGTCAATGTAACTGCAGACGTATTGGCAGTCCACAGCATAACGCCACGGTTCTGCCAGTCTTGTAGGATAAGGTTAATAGAACGCCTTGCAGACTTAGGCTCGTGACCAAGAGTTTCTTCGCCCCCAATCATTTCCATAGCTTCTTGGATAACTTCGTCTATATCCATAGAAAAATTAAATGTACCTGAAGTAGCCATTAATACAACCTATTCTTTCGTATAGAAACCTTTGATTTGGGCTTCCCATTCTTTTTTCCAGAAGTCTTTGTCAATTTCTTGGTCAATCCGGGCTTCATAATTTGCTGCCCTACACTTCCACGATTTATAGCCATTAGTAAAGCCTGTTGCAGCCTGACCCAACTTTGCCACCAGCCTTCTTTCGTTGTAGTGACTTCTTTGACTTTGGTAATTTTTTAGGCATCGGGATATCTGCACTCTTTTCTTTAAGCACCATATATCCATCTTTAATTTCGTAACGCGGAGCGTTTGGGTCAACTGACATTCCATATTCATTTCTCATTGCTATATTCGGTTTACGTTTAGGAGTAGCCATTTTACCCCCTGATTTCTTTTTTACCGTAGATACATTCTTACCAGTAAGTAGTTTATAAATAGTAGCATAAGGCATACCACTTTCATCTTTTAGACCCTTACGTGCTTTAGCTGCTATTTCTTGATAAGCACCTTTATCTAACATTTTTTGAATATTATCTTTAGCCATTACTTATTTCCCCTTACCATACTTCTTATGTTGCTGAGTTTTTGGTGGACTTTTTTTAGACTTGCCCGGTCCAGCCCATAATACTTTATCGGCCCAATAAGCAGCACTAAGCTTGCCCTTACTAATATTTTTTCCATGGCGGCTTTTAAAAGATTTACGAGCCGTTGGTGAATAGTTATGTCCATATCCTTTTGCTCCAAAGTGAATAAGCTTAACTGTTTCTCCCTCTTTGGCAAGAACCATTCCTTTCTTTTCTGGACGGTCTGACTTACGAGGTTTATTAAATCCTGCAAATTTTTTACCACGATATTCTATGCCTCCTGATGGCAAACGCTTTACTCCGGGATATTTAGAAGAAGGGGCCATACTACTTTACTTTCCTATATTTCCTAACTTTCTTTGCGACAGTCTTAGGCTGCTTAACGAATTGTTTTCCCTGCTTAGTTCCTGCTCTTTTCGCTGCCGAAGTCTTTTGGTATTCTTTGGCTGATAAAGCCTTGATTGCCTTTGCTGGTAAGTAGCGTTCCCCGGTAGCCTTTGAACCTTGAGTAGAGGGCTTACCACTCTTGGTTCTCCACTTTTGCTTTGTCCAAGCCTTCAAACTCCTTTGTGGTTTTTTTAAGTTTGCCATTTAACATTTCCTTATTATATCACTGTATTCCTTCGTACACAAACCAAATAAATGGTATTAAGAAAGATAAAAAGAATACAATCAAACCTATAATAGTAAGGTTGTATATTAACTGCTCACGTTCCTGTGCTATTCTAGCAGCTTCTTCTTTTTGTTTCTTTCTAAGTTCACCTTGAATACGTATAATCTCTTGCCACGCATTCATACCATATTGGCCTATAATAAAATTACGTAGTTCATTTTCCATTTGCTCTGCTTTTTTCTTAGCGGCAAATGTTTCTAATGCTTCTTCTTCTACACTACCAAATCTTCGTCCCTTGGCAACATTGTGTTCTTTCTTAACATGGTGAATGGCGTTCATCCAACGCCCTAAATCACCTGCCATAGATTCTACTTCTTTGCCTACTTCAAATCCTTTTTTAATTGCATTGTAGGCAGTTGTTGCTGCAGCTATTGCTGTAATTGGGTCCATAACTAATCCCTTCTACTTAGGTATAGGTTTACATACTGCAGTAATACTAATTCTTTTTCCATCTCCTATAGGTACTGGCCTTTGCTTAGATAGCTTTTCTGCAAAGTAAAGACACCTGTCCATGTCTACAAATCTCTGCGTCTGGTCTATAAGTGTTGCACCCATATATACGACAAGCACAAACTCAATCATATTACATAGGGTCTTTATTTAAACGACTATGGTCTTTCATAATAAACTCTAGTTCTTTTTCTAGTACAGCAATACGGCCTTTAATTCTAATTTGTTCAGTCATAATCATACTGACAGAGTTTTCCATTTCCCAAAGACCATCAACTTGGTTTTTTAATTCTTCTACATCACGCTTCATATTTACGTTTTCTTCTATAGCCATGCGGCTAGACATTTCACTGACAGTCTTTTCTAGTGAATTAATAGTAGAGGCTTGTTGGCTTACCCACCAAACACCACCAGAGATTTGCATGACCATTGCAATAACAAGAGCAATAGGTAGTTTCATATTATCCATTTACTTGTCTGCCTCTACACAAAAACATTTATCATTGGGATTGTTAAAACCATGTTGGGTAACTGCAAGATGACAGCTAGAGATTGCATCATGCATACTAATTACTTTTGCTTCCATATCCCATCTTGATGGCTCATTTGATAGGATAATACAAAACATTAATACTTTATGACTTATAGCCGCCACCTGCTTTTTTATATTCAGTTGCTAGTAGTTGAGCCTTACGAGCAGACCACTGACCGGGTGCGCCACCTTTACCACCAGCTTTAATCTTTTCAAATAAACGCTTACGCATAGTAGGCTTGGTATAGTTACCTGCCTTATTGACAGTAGATTTCTTAGCAACAGAACGTCCAGCAGCTAGTTTCTTGGGTTTAGATTTACCAGCTTTAGATAGAGCAATAGCCACAGCTTGCTTCTGTGGCTTGCCCTCTTTTTTAAGAGTACGAATGTTTTTGCTAACTGTTTTAGCTGAACGTCCTTTTGCTAAAGGCATTACACTACCGCTTTCTTGCCTTGCCCCAACCACGCATTTGACGAGCAACTACGCTGTTGTTATTAGACTTAGTTCCTACCTTACCACCTTTTTTACGGTCACCAGTAGAAGATGCAGCTTTAAGACGTTTGATACGAGCAGCTTCATAGTCTGCTTTACCTGCAGCAAGATTACCTTGCTTGCCTGCAATAGCAGCTTTAGCAGCAGCAGAACCAGTGCCACCATACATCTTCATAAGGGCTGCACGTTCTTCAGCATTGCCCGGAAACTGATTACCTTTAGGACCAAAACCTGTATTAGGACCTGCACTAATAGGTTTAGTTGCTCCACGTTTTGCTGAACCACGTGTTGAAGGTCCTGAAGGTTGAGCAGCTTTTTTAGATGGTGCTTGACGACCCGGACCACCTTCTTTAGTTTTATACTTAGGTGTTGTTGGACCAGCTTTAGCAGACTTCTTATCATCACCTAATCCCATGTATGTACCAGTACCTACAGCAGCCAAACCTGCAGCAAGAGCAGCTTTACCTTTATTAGACAATCCTACAATTTTATCTGGCCCTGCTCCTTTAGGAGTAGTTACTGCAGTTGAACGACCAGTTCGTGATTGTCGCCTAGCTACGGCAGTTGAAGGGCGTTTAGCTACTGCAGTTCCCGGTTGTTTAGTTACTGCAGAAGGTTTGGTTGTAGTAACAGCAGTACTTGCTGGTTTTTTACGACCAGTTGTACGGCTAACCTTTGGTTTAGCTTTCAAAGTAGGACGTGTAGCTTTAACACTAGGAGTTTGTGCTTGCACTTTACCACGACCTGCACCTGCAGTTGGTTTAGAAAGAACAGGGCCTGTATCTTTTTTACGTCCAGTTCTACGACTAACTTTAGGTTTGGCTTTTAAAGCAGGACGTGTAGCTTTTACAGAAGGTCTAGCTGCTTTAACACCAATCCCCAAACGTTTTAAAATTTCACTTAGTGCTTTTGTTTTAGCCATTGTCTTACTTCTTTCCCATAGCCATACGCTGTTGTTGCGTAATTGCACCTACAGATTTACCAGATGCCATTTTCTTAGTAGCTTTAGCAGGTTTCTTATAAGGCATTTTTTTAGCAGCAGGACCAGAAGATGACATTGAACCGCCCTTCTTGCGGCGAACACCAGTCTTAGGGTCTACCTTAGTAAGACCAAGCATATCTGCAATCTCAGCCTTTGTCAAGCCAAGGTCTTTTACCATTTTTTCAAAATCTGATTTACCGCCTTTTACAGTTTTACCAGATGCCATTTTTTTAGTACCCATAATATTTGATTTACTTTTTTTAGGGTTATCTTTTTTTGTATACATTGTACTTTTCCCTTTCGTACTCTTAGGACTACCGCCCTTTTTCATAGTTAGCTTAATTGCCATATCAGCAAGGTCCATCATATCTATCACGTTAGCAGGTGATGCTGCGTACAATGTACCTAAAGTTTTTAAACCCCTTTTAATCCGACCGGGTTTCTTAGTCGTTTTATTTCCAGCCATTATTTCATAGCCTTTCCATATCCACGTAAAGCTTTACCACATCCACGAGGTGAACTTACTTTACCACCTTTTTTAAATTGTTTATTTTTAACAGTTTCATTTTGCTTAAACAGTTCATTTAATTTTTTAACAGAAGGACTAGAGGAAAACTTTTCTTTAAAAGCTTTTACACTCATTCCTTGTTTTTTAGCTTCTTCCTTAACTTTGTTTTGTTGACGAGTTAATGCTTTAACTGTTGCTGCATGGTGATGCCTAGCTTTAGCTGCTCTTTCTGTAATTGTTTCAGGTTTCTTTTTTAAAAGTTGACGACCAACAGTTATACCTTTTTTAATAAGTGAAGCAGCCATTACTTCATAGCCTTTCCATATCCACGAAGAGCCGCACCACATCCACGTACACGACCACCTTTTTTATACTTACGTCCACCACTTGGTTTTGTCATACCGGGTCTTGCTTTTAAGTTTTTACGAAGTTCAGTAAGTGAACCCGGATACCCTTGACGCTTTAGCTTACGTACAGTTGAAGCAATGTTCTGCTGCTTTGGAAGTTTAGGAACACCTTCGCCCTGACCAAGTATATCAGAAATTTGTTTGCTTGTCATCTTAGGTGTAATATTCTTTTGGATAAAATCCATTCTTTCACCCTTAGACATTTCTTTAAATGCTTCACGCATTTCTTTACGTGATGCAAACTCAGATGTAGCATCCTTAGAAACTAATTGTGCATCTGCACCTTCGTACATATACTTCTTAGGGTTTTTAACTATTGTTTCAATATCGCCTTTTTGTACAAGTTTCAAACCTTCTTTGGTAAGAGTTTGTTTGCGTGTTCCTGTAGGTGCTTTCTTGCCCTTACCTTCTGCACGTGCTTCCCGGATTACACGAGCAATAAGACTACGGCGTTCTTTACTTTCCTCTTTTGAAAGTCCCGAAGTATCTACCTTACCTTTTTCACGCTTTAGCTTTTGACCAAGAGTAAGCTTTGGCTTTGCGTTTTCCTTTTTAAGAAGCTTCTGACCACGATGTTGTGGACCACGATTAGCAGCCAACTTAGCACGAGAAGCTTTCGCTGCCTCATTCTTAGCCTTACGTGCTGCTGCAGACTTACGTCCACGCTTACGACCTTTGTAGGTTTTGGCTTTAGGTGCTGATTTAGTTGCGCCTTCTATAAGTTCAGCCACACCTTTAATGATTTGTTTCTTCATTAGTTTGCTCCCGGAATAATTGGATTATCAGCACCACCGGGACTTGTGGCAGCTTCCATATCATCCCTTCTGGTACGTCTTGCTTGATTACGTAATGATTCAACTGCTTGCTGATAACGCCCCTCAAACAGTTGGCTAGTTTGGTAGTCTTTCATAAATACCATTGCTTCTACCATGGATGCATTAAACAAAGCATCATAGCAATAGTCACTAAAATAATTATTAGGTGTAGCTGATGTAAGTGGTGTAGGCTGACTTGTATAAGCAATTTCACCATTCAGTGTAGATACAGGAGTAGGTGCAATAATAACTGTAGTATTATCACGCTTACCATAATACACTGGTGTACCTGTGCTTGCACTTACAGGCCAGTAGTCACGAATATATTCATCAGTACGTTGCAACAGTTGTATTTTTGTTGGGTCAGTAGTACTAGTAGCAGAAGTAGTAATATTAAAACTTTTTACTATACGTGTACCAGATACAAGTGTTACAATATTAGTATCAGCAGAAACAGCGACTGACGTATAGGTAACAAGACCATAGTCGTCAAGCACCCTTGTCAGACGTTCCTCTGCTCTATTCACAATTTTGGGGACATAAGCTAAGAACTCTGCGCCATCATTCTCAGTGGCAGCAATCAAGTCCTCAACCAAATAAGTGTAATTAGCCATAGTAAACTGCTACAGTAGCTGCTGATGTAGGAGCCGAAACTTTAACAGGACCATACATCTTAACTCCAAAGTCTGGAATCATAATGTCACCTGCGTCATTTGCAGTAGTTCCTACAAACTTAATGTTTGCACCTTTTACATTATTGTACTCATCAGTCTGCGAACCAGTAATAGTAAATGTACCTACGCCTGAGTAAGTTACACCTTTAATACGTGTGTCTGCAACAGTAGTACTTGTTAAACTGTCCAGCAATGCGCCAGACCCTGTAACAAAAGCGTTACGGATATTAGTAGCCATAGAATTTCTCCGGTTGTTAATTAGTTAGTTATTATTCTATTTTTATATTATACACAAAAAAAGAGGAATACAAAATAGTATCCCTCTTCTTTTTTTAAGTTTTTATTGACTGTGCTAATTAAGCACCGTCTGCTCCAAAGAAGCCACGCCAGTCTGACCAACCGAATGAGTAACGCTCACGTGCTTTAAAGCGGAGGTTACCTGTGTCAAAGTCTGGTTCCATCTTCGTTTGAAGAGGCGCACGTACAAACATCTTCGCACCGTTTGGACAATCAGTTTTGATAAACCAAGCATCAGTGTCTGTGAAGCGGCGGTTCACGTAGAAGCCACCCGGTACAAGACCCTGATTACGGATTGAGTTAATGCTGTTTTGGTTGCTGATGCCATCAGTACCAAGAGTAGCATTAGTTGTTGTAAGTGTGCTGTTCAGAATCTGGTCAGCAGTGAATGCGAGGTCTGAAGGAACGTGCAAAGACTTAGCTTGCAGACCAATCAGAATACCACGGTCATCTTTTGCCTTAGAGATTGAAATCAGTGCTGATTCCAAAGATGCTTCTGACAGGTCAGTTGCACCAATGTAGTTAGACTGATTACCTGCACCAGCAGTTGGGTGCGAGGCAGAGAACAGTGCTACACCATCACCACCAACGTAAGCTGCGCTGAAGCCGTTGTTAAATACGTCAGCAGCTTTAACTTGCTTGGTGTTCGCCATAGCACGAGCAAGACCACGTGCGCGAAGCTTTGCGAATGTGTCATAGAGGTTATCTTCCATAGCCTCTTCTGTCACTGCAAATGCCAGTGCAATAGTCTCGTGTGTATAACGAGCAGTGTAACTTTCTTGAGCATCGTCATAAGCTACGGCTGCGCCTTCACCTTTAGTAGGTGCAGACCCAAAGCCTGTGAACAATACTTCTTCTTCAAACGCACGGTCTGAGTTTTCTGTCTCAAACAGTGGTGCGTGTTCGTCCGAAACTTCCCCATACTCCATACCGAATACGGCATTAAGACCGGGGAGAAGTTCTTTTGCAATACTTGCTCTATTAATCGCCATTATTTAATCTCCCTTAACCTAACAGGTACGCAGTAATGGTTGCAGGTGCAGTTACGGCAGCAGTCAAGAAGTTATCTGTGTGCTGAATAAGTTGTACATTCAGTTTCAGGTAAGCATTCTCAGCAGCTACAGCTACATCATTCCCCGGCTCATCTACTGAATCCAGAGTACGGCACATAGCAATACCAGTTGTACGAGTTGCTGCTTCAACACCGTGACCAGACATACCTGTGAAGGTTGAGCCTGAACCCAATGTTACAGCAAAGTTTTGTGAACCGTGAAGGTCACCAGCAGTCACAGAAGCGTCTGCTTGTACTTCAAACACGGTACGTGAATCATCAGCCACAAGAGCCACAGCATTAGTTGCTGAAGTACCTGAAGGCCAATACTTGCTAAATTTCTGTTCACCGTTAGCAACGTAACGACAGCCCATGAATACACCTTGGACTACTTCAGTTACAGTGGTGATAACTTCCAAATTCCCTGCATTAATACGGACCAAATCGCCTGTAAAAATGTTAGCAGCGTAACCTGAAGCAATAGGGTATTCACTTTGGCCCTGATTGTTCGGGTTGTTACCACGTTTACGAGAAGGACGGAAGCCAGATAACGCTTTAGTTGCAGTCATTTGATTTCTCCCTATTTAAAATTGCACTTACTAAAAGACCTAAGATTGAAACTTAGCGTTGCGTCCCTTAGTAACACTTGATTTACTTGTATTCCGAATTGGCATACGAGAATCATTTGAGTTCATAAGCTGTTGATTAACCGCATCAACCATTTCTGAACTTTTATTCTCATAGTACCGTTGACGACTTTGTGCTTTTGCCAGAGGCATTTTAGCTAGAGCCAAGTCTCCACGACAGACTGTACCCTCATATCGCCCTCCCTCTCTCACGAAAGAGGTGTGCTGCATCTCAGGAACCTCATCTACCGTTACAAATTGCCAGCCTTCTTGAACTTTCTTGCCAACATTTTTGTAGTCGTCTTGCCCACGAAGATTAATACGAATCCAACGTAGGGTCATGCCCTCGTTTGCAAAACGGTTTTGGGTTTCCTCTGGAATATCAAGCATATTAGGTTCTTGATATTCTTCGTATTGTTCCCTTGTATTGAGTTCACGAGACTCTGCACTACGTGACATTGTTGTATTACGTGCCATTTTAATTTCCTCCACGCTATTTAAAATTGTACTGAAGTGTATTCGCCTTCGGCCTTTTCAACCTTTAGCTTTTCTGCTGCGTACTGTTCCAATGGTATACCCCACTTTTCAGCAAGTCGGATGTCTTCTTTTGTAAGACGTACCTTCTTACCAGACTGTGAGGCCGTTGAAGTGCGTGATGCTCCACCGACCACTTGGGCAGGATTTGACGCTTCCTGCTGACGTTCCTGAGATGGTTCCTGTCCTGTGCTAAACCGTTGTGGGAATTTAGCTTTCAAACGAGAATCTATCTCTTCGTAAAAATCTCCATCAGATGGGTCATACCCTTCCGCTTTCAACTCCGCATCTACCTCTAGGGCAAGTGTGGTCATTACATTGTCCTGACCAAACCACGGATTTCGTCCTGCCCACTCAACTGCTAGTCTATCATATTGTGCAGACTGCTGCTGCTGTTGTGGTTGTTGGACTTGCTGCTGTGCAACCTGTTCTTCTTTAGGCTGCTCATACCGTCTTGCAATTTTAAGAGTTGATGCATCAGTCTGTGCATTACTCAAAGCTTCCTGCGCCATAACAATGCGGTCAGTATCTCCTGATTCCAACGCTTGTCTGTATGCATCTTTAGCCATTGCAATACGGCTATTAATTTGTTCTTCAGCAGATTCAAAACTTTTTTCTAATGAAGTTTTTAATTCCTGCTGTTGAGATTTCAATCGCTCTTCAAGTTCTTGTTGACGTTGCATCAACTGTTGAATCTGTTCTTCTCGTTCTTTCTTTTGCTTTACGAGTTGACGGATTCGCTTTTGTGCGCCTGATTGAGGTTCATCTCCCTTTGAAGATTCCTCTTGAACTTCAGCCTTTGTTTCAACTTCTTCAGGCTCATCGCCCTCTTTTGAAACTTGAATAGGCTCATTTACTTGCGCCTCTTCTTCTTGACCTTCAATTTCAAACTCAACTTTGTCTTCCTCTTTTTCGGCTTTGGAAGTATTTACCGTTGTCCAATCTTCAGACATTCATTTCTCCTTTTACGTCAGTAGCGACACTATGACGAATTACGCAATAATTAATATAATACTATATTGTGTTTAGGTTCACAATAGCTTATACCAAATTTTTAATGGGAAAGGTTATAAGTAGGGTCTAATTCTTTCGGGTCTTGTACAACCATAGTAATTTGGTCATCCAAAAGAAGAATAAGTCTTACACCTTTATACATGAACTTTTGACCAGAATGTTTACCATAACATACATAATCACCTTCTTCACACCAAGCACCGTTAGGATAACGGATTGTATCTTGGTATGCATCCTTACCTACACGTAGTACTTTACCTACGGTAGTAAGATATGAAATATCTTGTTTGGTTGAATCTGGTAAAAGAATACCGCCCTTAGTGGCTGACTTAACAGACACAGGACGTACTAAGATATGATAACCCGGTACAATAGGAAGTACTTCTGGGTCAGGTACTTCCTCTTGTGTGTTCCACGCATCATTAAGAATAGACTTTTCCATAGCAACTGCTTGCATTTTTACTCCTCTTCATCTTCGTATATCATTTTGTTTACTATGTCTTTAATTTCTGCCCTAGCATATTCCAATCCCGAAATACGCCCAACAGAGTTCATATACGAAGCATAGTCCGAAGCGGCTCCAGATGCAAGCGAATTTTTTAATAAGTCTATTTCTTTTTGTAAATGCCTATCTATTTCTTCCCAAAGCATTATTTACTCTTCTTAGCATCAGACAAAAGCTTAGTAATCATGTCTGCCGCTTTAAGCGTTTCGGCGTTTTCTTTATTTTTGTCTTGCTTGATGAGGTCTGCAAGGACCTCAACAGCCTTGATTGCCGTTTTTGTATTTCTATCTTTCTCTTTTTCATCCGCTTTCAGAGTATTCTCTGCTCCCACTTTATAAGCATCCAGTGCAAGCTTTTGTTCTTTCAAATCAAGGTCACGTTGTTTAAGCGCACCCTCAACAGATTCTTTAGCCAATTGAGCCTGAACCTTTTGCTTTTCTATTTCAAGACGTTGTGCTTCCACTTGAACCATAGCTTGTTCAGGAGATGGTCCTTGCTGCATAGCAGCTTGGTTAGCTTGCATGACTTGTTGGGCTGCAGCTACCATTACCTGTTCTATAACAAGAGGGTTCTGTGCATTAGGGTCACCCGGAGGTGCTTCTGCCATCATTTGACGTGTTAGACCATTGACTTGCTCCTCATATTTCATTACTACGTGTTCTTGGATATTCGCCTGTAGAACAGGGGCAATACGTTGCATAATAGGATTGCCACCATTTGCAGGGTCTTGTAAAAACATTTGTTTAATTTGAATATGAGCATCGTGGTTTTGACCAGCAAATGCTTTAATAGGCAGACCCTTAGTTGCAGCTTCTATGTCTGTAACTGGGTCAAGAGGTTGTGCCTGTGGCTTATCAGGAAGAATCTTATCCAAGTTAGGAATGTTAGCCGCATTCAATAGAGTACGGTTTAATTCTTCCATGTTGAACATTCCCGGAGGTGCAGTTTGTGCCAACTGCATTGCCATCTGCGTCATCATAAGACGATGTGCAGATGACGGAATGTTCGGGTCACTTACAGGAATTACATCCACACGTCCATCAAAGTCCTGACGCATGATAGTTTCTGACACACCGGGGACATCGTAGGGGTACTCGCTTGGTAAGCTTTCGTAGTTAATACGTGCCAGAATCTTAAACTCATCGCGTTGCGACTTGTGTAGACGTTTGTGGATTGCACTAAAGAACTTACTAGAAGCTTCAAGCAGTGCCATAGTTGTTCCAACTGGGCCATAGTTAGAACCCTCAGAGATAACCTGTTCTGTGGTGTCTGCAAACTTCTGACCTGCTGCTGCAGTAAACTGCATCATTTGGAATAGTGTAGCTGATGGTTCTTTGTATGGCAAAGGAACAATGGACTTAGAAATATCCATACCTGTTGCTTCTACTTCCTTAAACTCACCCGGTGCAATTGGGTCATTATCACCTACTACACGTACACCCTTTGCCTTGAAACCACCCGGCAAGTTAGCAAACTGACCTGCGTCAATAAGGCTACGCATTGCTGCAGTGGCAGACATAGTAAGGTTACCAAGGAAGTGAATAAGACCAAGACCATAGAACCCGAAGCCCGGTACAAAACGGTAATGGGTAAAGAACATTTTCTTTTCTTTGGTTGGGTCATCTTCTTTCCAGTTACGGCGAATAGACAATACCTTACGTGTACTTTCCTCAATTGTTACAATATAAGGACAAGCAGTTTCATAATCTTCTATTTCAAGATAACAGTGCTGTTCTAGTAGTACGTACTGTGGGTCAAGGTCTGAAGAAGGAGACAACCCAAGGACTGTATCCATCTTTTCTGTAAGAGCCGACTGCTCTGGATGGTAAGCATCTGGAAGGTCTATCTCTTCATACATACCTGCGGCAATTTGCTTTGCCAGTTCCATAGGACTACGGTACAGTACATGAGTATATCTGTCTGCACGTCTTAGGTCAGTAGCATAATAAGACACATAGAATTGGTCAATAGGTACAAACTCACTTACTGGACGCTGTGACGCTGAATCATAATAAATCTTTTTAAACGAAGAGCCAATCAACGGAAGGTGAAACAGCATACGTTCAAACTCATCAAAGTATTCTGGCATCTGCTCAGTAAGTTGATAGTTCATAAAGTTTTGTACACGGTTACCTTGCCGTTGACGCTCCACGGTTGCATCGCCAAGAACTTGGGTTTTGACTGGACCACTGGAAGGAAAGAGTTCTTGGGATGCACGTGACTGGAATTTAACTGCTGATTCAATAAGCAGTGGGTGTACAGCAGTTGCCGCACCCTCAAATGGTTCTGTTGTTTCTTCCAGTTTTAGGCCAAGCAAATCAAACCCACGCTCAAACATGGATTCCCATTCTGAACGTGAGGACTTGTCTGCCTCAAACTTTTCGTAAACATCATTACCTATTTCTATAAGTAGTTCTTCGTCAAGTTGTTCTACTAGGTTGTCATAGAAGCCGCCTTCGTCATACGAAACTTCTACTTCCATACCAAACATTTCCCCTTCAGGAGCGAATGATACTTCTATCTCTCCTGTCTCAGGGTCAACTTCAAAGCCTACGTTTTCATCTGATTCTTGATTTATATTTAATTGAATAACATTATCCATACCTTCAGGCATAATGTCATTGGGATTTTTTTCTATAGCCATTTTCTTTCCTACCAGTTAAACTACGATTTTTATATTATAACTTTAAGTTCTCCAATACGCAACCCTCTTTCTCATTCTTGGTTCATCTTCCCAGCTAGGGTCTTCTGGGTGAATAAGGTTCCAGCTATCCTTCATGTAATGAATAGCCATAGTCATACAGTCCACTTGGTCATCATGCGAACCGTGTGGGAAAGACATACACTCTGAAAACAGGTCATCTGACCATACACGGTCTGATGGTAACCACACACGCCCTGCCTCCATCATTGGGGTGGCTGCATATACACGTGACACTTTGTCACGGTCAGGAAGATAGTCTAAGACAGGAAGACCTGCCCTACGCATATCCTGCAGTAAAGACTGACCAGAGGCCTTTTTCTCTATTATACAAACATCTGGTCTAAACTCTGCATAAAGTTCCTGTGCCTTACGTCTTAGTTCTGGATATTCAAATCTACCTCTAGTATTACCTAATAATATAATATTACTTTGTGATTGTTCTACTCCATATTCATTATCTTCAAATGTATAGAATATACCCCACGTTTGTATTACACTATAGTCAGCAGTCCTAGACGTACTAAAGGCTGTATCATATGTCTGTAATATAAAGTCACATGGGGGTGGTTCGTCATAATCCCAAGTTTGTATCCACTTCTTCTTAATAATACCACCGTCATCAGGACTTGGGTCTTGCATATACAGAGCATTCCAATATCTACTACCATTGGATGCCCTAATCTCCTGCTCGTCAATCTTTAACAACTCATCAGGCTTCCACTCAGGAAAGTAAGACGTACCTACTGGTAATCCTAATAACTCTGCTGCTTCTTCATTCAGCCATGCAGGAATACTGATTACATCCCATGGGTACATATTTTCTTCTACTGCTGCTTCCTGTTTAAGAAGCCAACCACAAAGGTCATCATAGTGGTATCTAGTATTAATAATAATAATTGCACCATTAGGCATGATACGAGTTCTAAGACCTGCAGGATACCATTCTTTAATATATCTTCTACCTGCTTCTGAGATGGCATCTTCTTCAGACATAACGTCATCCAATAAAGCTACGTGTGCGCCGCGACCTGCAACCTGACTTCTCACACCTGCTGCATAGTAAGAACCATTCTTGTTTGTCTTCCACTTACCTGCTGCCTTAACATCACTCCTTAGACTAATACCTTTGAATATCTTCTGGAACCGTTCTGTATTCACAATGTCCCTGACCGTCCGACCAAAGTCACTGGCAAGCTGGTCACTGTGTGACACTGACATAATCTCATGGTTAGAAAAGTTACCCATATACCAAGCAGGAAACAACTTACTACAAATAACTGACTTGGATGAACGAGGTGGCAAGAAGACCATAAGCCTCTTTACATCCCCATCCACTACCCCCTGTAGCTTTGCACAGAGGAGTTCTATATGCCTACCCATCTTAAAATCAGACACAAGAGTAGGGGCAAAGACCTTAACAAAGGTTTCAAAGTCTGTCTTTGCCCTTATATTTGTATATTCTTTTAACTTATCTTTTAATGTTATGTATGGAGCATTTGGATTATTATCTTCTAAACTAGAATCCAACATTAAATACCTACACCTTTTTTATTACATTTAACCTTTAAACCTATAGTAGGAGGTGTTTGGTCTGCCGACACAAAGTCTTCCATCATTTCTGATGCCCTCGCCTTACACTCTAACTCAGTTTTATATGGCCCTTTACTATCATGTAATTCTACACAATCATTATTTAATAAGCAAACTAAAATTACCACTTCAAACATTTTATTTGCTTTCTATAAAAGTGTTGCATAATTGCAACAGTCATTATGACAATCGTATTATAGCATATTGCGTCTTTGTAAGAAATATGTTATTTTCTATTTAGTCCCAAAGGGGTAAATATATACCCCCCCCATATACCCGACACACCTCCACGTAAAGATAACACAAGACAACACAAGCTAGCCATAACTATGAATCCCCCCGGACTAATACTAATATTTTTATAATATGAATGACCCTTGTTTTTTTGTAAATATATGTCAGGGGTATATTATATATATAAATGTCAAGCAGTTTTTTTGGTAGGGGTTATCTAAAGATACTTCCCAATCTGTCAAGATTTTGACCAAAGAATCCTTTTCCCAACACAAAGTGTTGCATAAATGTCACAGTCAAGTAAAATCTTTATAGATTTTATCAAGTTAAGTGTTGCATAAATGTCACACTTCATGTGTATGCATAGCCCCTGTCAATTCCTTGACACCCATACCCGCCCCTATGTCATTTAATTGACACTCTTAGTGTCAAAACTTTGACAGTTCTATGAAGATTCTTTAGAATCTTTCCAAGAGGATGTGTATTATGTCACACATCACCACATCACCCAGACCTACACAATCCAATCATGTACACGTAAAGTATTGATATATCTTATTATTATCTTATGATAATAAGATATATCAAGATACCAAGTTGGCAATCAGTCATCGTCAAATTTTTGACAGTTTGATGAGGCTTTCACAAGCACTCACAGGCCGCATGATGAGGCATATGACGAGGCTAAATTCCAATTGGAATTACCAGATTTGGTAGGGTTTAATATATATCTCTCTCTCTTATGAGAGAGATATATGTTAAGATAACGGTTTTGGAGGCCGAATGACAACACAAACCTAGCTTCATGCTAGACATACAGAGCCAGCTTTAGCTGGTGACTGCGTACTGCCTAAGAGTGCTTGGCATGGCATCAAGTTGCACTATAAACTGCCAATTACGAGGATTTAATATATATCTCTCTCTCTTATGAGAGAGATATATTTTAAGATGGGGATTTGTAATGATACCAATGAAAGACTTTCCAGAATACTTTGAAGGCTATAAAGCCGCCAAAGAATTTGTAAAACAAGAGTGTCAACTTTTTGACACTTCTGATGCTTATGAAAAAGCTATGGAAGGTTCAGATAATGAACCTCATAGGTATGAAGAAATACATGACCCTTGGCAACAAGGGTGGCGTGGTTTCTTTCAGGACTTTGCTCTTGGCAGAGTTAAACTTTAGGTTTTAATATACTTATCTCTCTCTTATGAGAGATAAGTTTATTAAGTAAACGGTTTAGGAGTCCGGAAAAATGAACATTAAAATCCAAGCCACTTCATGGGAAGTGAATCAAGAAACTTTGTTTGAAGTTTCTACTACAGATGGGGAAGTCTTAGCCATTGTAGATGGCTCTGAAGTCTCTGATATTGTCTCATTTGGTTTTGTCCATGAAGGACAAATCTTAGCATTGGAGAATTAAGACATGGAAAACTTCTACTCTGTTGAAGTTTATGATGCGAAAAGCAATCAGTGGGGTATATATTCCAGAAACAAATATCTTGAATCTGCTATGAAGATAGCAGATTATGCACATAATGATGTGGGAACCGCCTTTGGCGGTGGTAAGAAAGTGGTTCGCATTTCACTGAATGGTGAAATAATTTATGATACTTTGTCGGAGGTTTAAGACAATGTTTGATTATCTTATGGGTTTATATTTCATAGTCACTGCAATGATAGTGGGGACTATGGCATACATGGATGGGCTAGGGTTCTTTGTCCTAGCCTCAGTGGTAGTAGCAGTCTCTGGACTGGTACTGATTATTGACAGCCAGATGTCAAAAAATTGACACAGGTTTTAATATACATATCTCTCTCTTTATGAGAGATATGTTTATTAAGTATAGCAGATTCCGGCTTGGCAATGGTGCTGGTCGGATTAACAGCCAACAAGAGGAGATTCTTACATGGCTTTCAAAAACTCTTTTCACCGTTCATCTGCAACGCTTGCGGCTCTGGTCTTATCCAGAGCGAGGCATGAAGATGCTTTGAAGCAAGACGAACATGACTTATTCAGTCATTTGTTTGTCAAGTCGGTTGACCAGATGGCAACTGACATTGTTGGTGAAAAGGTTTGGAACATTCTTGTTAAGAAAGAATGTTTTGAGCCTCATTCGGTAAGGCTTACTATTCGGCATCTAAATGCCGGATTTGAGGACTAGGCCGGACATTAAATAAATACTACCTACTACTTATGTAGGTAGTATTTTTTAAGAAGGAATTTTGAAATGCTGAAATTGACAAAAACAAAATCATCACAATGGATGGGCAACGGCTTCGGCAATGATAATGCCGAATGGGTTGTTGTCGGTCATGAAAATGTAGCAGTCAAAAAACTTGGCTTCTACTGGTATGCTGTAGACTTGAATGAATACACCATGTTCAACAATAGACAAGTCAATAAAAAGATAGCACGTTCTGAAACTAAGAAAGGCTTGCTTGAAATTTTGGCTGATAAGATTTAAATAAATACTCTCTACTACTTATGTAGAGAGTATTTTTTAAGATGGAGATTTTGGGATGACCTATGACGAATATGTAAAAACTTATGAAGCTATGCTTACTGAATACCTCAACAACTATAAGCCAACAAACATACCATCTGAAGTTAAACAGATGGTAGCAGCGGCAGATAAGCTTGTTGACTTTGAAGAAACCTACCCAGCTTATGCTGAAAAGTATGAAGCACAATTCTAGTAATTAAATAAATAGTGTATATACTTTAGTGTATACACTATTTTTTAAGATGGAGATTTGAGAATGGTTGAGACAAAATATGACAATGATGTATACTATAGGCTATGTGATGAAGCCTATGAAGAATTGAGGCTTTACTATCAGGACGACTATGCTTTAGCATCTGCCGCCATAGACTTGGCAATGAAACGGTATGACGAAATGGAGAATGTATAATGTTTGCGAAGCACCAAGTAAAAATTATGAAATGGGCAATGAAAAATGCTGATAACATTTTTCTTTTAATCTTGATGGTGTCGTTGTCTATTCGGCAACCATGGGCAGTAATTGGTAAACAATTACAAGATGTCCAAGCTAATGGTTCTAATTCCAAATACCTATTTGGAAGTAAGAAAGATTTGTATTTCCATGTAATGGAAAACAAACAAGCTATCTTTCAACTATTGAAAGACACCAAAGCTGGTAAAGTTTCACAAGCTGAATGCTTGTATAACCTTACAAACATCCCCGGCCTTGGCCTTGCCAAAGCTGGCTTTGTAATGCAATTGGCAATCGGCATGGCTGGCTGTATAGATAGTCACAATGTGACTATGTTTGGTGTCAATCCTAATGCTTTGAAGATGGGTAAAGTCAAGGCTGAGAAAGCCTTGGAGAAAGCCAAGATGTATCTTGACCTATGCGAAAAGCTAGGTGGTACAGAATTTCTATGGGATAACTGGTGCAACTTTGTTGCAGTCCGGCATCCTAAACATTTCCAAGATGGCAATGATGTCTCTGCGAGACATTGTTCTTACCTTGGAATTAAACCTCAGTCTTTTGTAGAAAGACTGTTTAGCTAGGAGATAGTGTTATGAAATGGCGTAACATGATGCGTGATTCTGAAATACAATGGCTTACCTTGACAGGTAAGACAAGGCATGGTAAGAACCGCATAAATCAACATGGCATCCATTGGCTAGTATTAGCCGATGGAATGTTTGATGGTAGAGAGGCATGGCTTTTACGTTCTATAAATAGAACAGATAAAGGTGGCTTTGATGGAAGATGGGTACATAAAAATGGTGACAATAACTTTATTGTCAAAGGCTTAGATAAAGAAACAGGAGCGATGGTATGTCTGTAAGATATGATGTAGATAGAATGACTTTTGATATTGTCAAAGATGGATTGCTGGAATCATTGCAAGAAAGCAAAGATGAAATCTTTAACAACCAATATCCAGAGGATATGTTGCATGAAATTGTGGACAGTAATGTCCCAATTTATCACAGTGATTTGGCAGACATTCTGTCTGGCGATACAAGCTTTGCATATGTAGATGATTCTGGCTTAATGCCAGAACATCCAGATGTGTGGCAAATCATTAGCATTTCAATATATGAAAGGCTAAGTGATATTGCATACCTATGGTTTGAAGAAAACAGATTGGAGTTTGACCATGACTAGGCAAGAATTTTGGGAGTGGATGGCAACCTGTCCTGCAAAAGAGGATTCAGACTTTTCTACTATTAAAAAGTCTGGATGGTTTGTTGCAGATGATGGCGGCACTGACGCTAGAATATTCTTTTACTTTGAAGAGGAGCATGACGAAGATGCATAGAAACTGTATCCACTTACTTGGTTCTGACCAAGTATTCTCTGGAGTTATCTGGCGCGAAGAGGATAACTCTGCCGAAGATACCGCTTGGAAAATCCAATCATTATTGGATGCCGCTTACCAATTATGTGAGGGGCAGACAGGCGGTGACCATAGAGCCGCCGAAGTTATGGTTGATAACTATCTCAACCAATGGCAGAGAACGGGCATGGTTGACTTGCCCTAATTAAATATATATAACCCTCTCTTATGAGGGTTATATATTTTAAGACATCCAAATGGAGATTGGAAAATGAACGAATTGTTTTTGGTAAATGTCAACTATGATGTGACTGGTAACTACCCATCTTGGGTATGCCAGAAAGCTACACATAGTTTATCAGAGGCTTCAGCTTGGGCTGAAGAAATACGTCTGGATAATTGGGAAGTCAAAGTCCAGTCAATCTTAATCAACGACAAGGGTTATGTAGAGGATACACCTTGGCGGTGGGAACCAAAGCAAAAGGAGAATGCGTAATGTCTGGTGCAGATTATGTATACAATAGAAAAGATGGTGGTCAAACATACTGCTATGGCAGTATAGAGTGGGACAGTAATTTCTCTGTTGTCTGCGACAATGAATACAATGATGGTATTTGGTGTGGCGATGAGGGGTTTACCCCTAAGACATGGCTTCAAGTATGTGAATACTTGGAGAAGTATTACGACAGTAAAATAGAACAATTGGAGACTTGCTAATGTCTGAATGGCGCAATATAAAAATCCCATTGTCATGGGATTCACAAAACCAATTCTACCTATCTATATTTCAGACTGATATGGACACACTTGAATGTGTCCCTGTCAGGAGATATAAGGATGGGGAGACAATCTTGATTGGGGAACCAATCAGGTTTAGTAACTCTGGGGAACTGGAAGTTTTACTTTCGGATGCACACAGAGGTATCTTTGACACATGGCTAACTGAAATGGAGAAAAATTGTGGCTAAAAAGAAACTGATTTGGAAAGACAAAAGCTGGAAGCTTGAACGTAAAATTAAACGCCAAGTCAAGTATGACTTGGTGTGGAAAAATTTACTAACCCCAGAACAGAAAGGAGCATAGATATGCAAGTCAAGATTGTTGTAAAGAATAAGAACGTGGTGCGTAATCCAATTGGAAATAAGAACCTACGGTTTGTGACTAAAGATGGTCGCATTTCAAACAATCAGGGTTACCTTTGTGTGTCTCGCTGTCTAAAGACAGGTCAGTTTACTGAGAGAAACACATTTGAACTTGACATCTAACCACTTTTATAATACTACCTACTATAGAAATGTAGTAGGTAGTATATAATCAACTTGAAAATAGGAACTGAGATGCAAAACATCATAACATATGTAGCAGAAAAGAAAGACGTACAGGCCGTGAAGGACTGGTACTTTGGACAGTATCCATATCTTGGATATGATACTAGGGTAGCAAAAGAATATGTGAATGACGAAGGAAAGGTAGAGATTACCTTTGAACGTCTGGCATCTTGTGATTAGAAAGGAGAATAACCGTGGCTAAAAATCCATTTGCAAAAACAGTAGACGTAGATAATGCCTATGCAACTTACCGTGTGGAGAATCCATCAAACGGTATGTACTTTGAATGGAAAGTTTTGAAGGCATGGCAAGGCCGTGATAAGGAAGATACCAAGCCTTATTCAAGATGGTTCTGTGCAGTTAAGTCACCTATGACTTATGATAGCTGGGAGATGGGTGACGTTTATGTCTCTGAAATCAAACAGTTAGCAGACCTAATTCATGCAACACCTGAATGGAAATCTTATGAAAAAGTATGAGATACGAGCAATAGATGCAGTCCAAAAGACATACGTCTTAGAAGCTGAGACTGCCGAAGAAGCAATTGAAATGGTGATTGAGCAGGACGCAAGTCCTGTTCATGAAGAAATTATTCTTAGCGAAATAGAGGAAGCGAAGGAGATTAAATATGTCAACTAAGAAAATGATGTTACCATGTGAAGATGTGAGTACAATGATTATAAATATGTGGGACAGTTACCATTCTCTTAAACAGAATGGTTATCTGAACTCTGCAGAAAAGGTATTGGAAATCATACTAAAGTATGATAATAAACTTAGGAAGAATGGCTATTGGAAGGACGAAAGCAATGACTGACAACTATGACAGTGGCTTTGACCTTGTGTTATCAGAAGATGAACGCAAGGCTTTGATTAAACATTACAAAGAAGAATGTTTGCCTCACTATCAGTCTGATAGCGAAGAAGATTTGTGGTATAGCCTACATATAGGTGATAGGGAGTTTGACATTAACATCTGGACTGACGACATGACTGAACAACAGGTGTGTGCAGTCTATGAATGTGATTGGATAAACGACAACTGGCAAGCTAACTGCCGACACAGATGGACACTTACAGAGGAGATTGAAAATGTTTGACCCAAATAAAACCTACGGCATTACAGTTTGGAATATGCCTGTAGCCGTAATTGATTACGAAGCTGACGATTATGTTCGTAATGAGGATGGCAGTATCAAGCTATTCCATATACCAAACTGTGACTACTCATACATCTGTGATGGTATAGATTTAGATGACCTATGGGAGATTGAAGATGCTGTTGCATGAGTTTTACAGTGATGAAGATTGCAGTCGTGGGCTTGGTGCATACCGAAAAGCGACTGTCTTTCTTGAGCCTGACGGTAGCTATACTGTATACATGATTCAGGATGGCGAGGTCAAAGAAGAACGTAACATAACAGGACACAGTGAGGTGTATGCCGAAAACTGTGCAGAGAACTGGGTATTAGGAGTGATATAATGAGCAACACAATTAAACTTGAACTGACTAGCTTTCATACGAAGGAAAAGATTTACCTTGTAGGTAGTGACTGGTATGTCTCAACCTTAGTGCAGGACAAAAAGGAACGTACCATTGTCCAGAATGGTATGTCTAACAATGGTGGATTTCATGTCACAGAATCATATGAAGAAATAAAAGATATGATTCTTAGACAAACAGAATATAAACCATTGACAAGAGGCAAAGGATATTATATTAACAATGCTTAGACATGAAGCCTATATGAAACAGAAAGAAAAGGAGTTGAACATGACGAAGGGGATTCCAACAGAGCAACGTAAGAAACTGCTTGATGCTCACAACAAACTGAAAAGAATTGTTAGCATGATACAGGAAACGTCAGACCTTTACTTGTCTGACGTAAGAGAACTTGAAAATATTCAACATATGTTGTGTAAAGAATTTAAGTTTACTGTACCACAAGATGAAGAAGGTAATCGTATGTACTATGCTGATTGGGTATTTGAGGAGGACGTAAATGACAAAGACATTTAATTACACTGACCATTCGGAGGTTCCAGATGTTGAGTTACAGCTTGTTGAAGATTGTGCTGATTGTTCTGCTGATATGCTGGATATACAGGAAATAAATGAGTTCCTGACTGAGTATCACAACCACTTCCATGACGAAGGACAACCCTCTTGGGAACAAGAGTGGGAAGACTTTGGCGAAGTGTATGATGACGAACCTGCCTACATATAGAAAGGAGTTTAGGTATGCAAAACTTGTGGGAAAAAGATAAGAAGCGTCTGTTCAGAGAACTATACCAGCAGTATCTGGATGAGGGCTATGATTCTAAAGAGGCTAAGAAACTAGCCTCTGAGGAAGCAGACGAAATCTATTCTGATAGTGAAGGCTTTGCCTTTAACCTAGCAAGTATGGAAGATAGAGATGACACCTGAGATTGTAGAAGAATACTCAGGTACTGAGGGTAGGGAAGCTACCATATCTATTATAAGTGAGAAGCTTAGTATGTGGAGATACACATATGAAATCTTACTAGCTAAAGATGGTAAGATTGTAGGCAAACACGTCACTGAATTTATGGACTATGCCCGACTAATTGCAAACCGTTGGATAACAAAAGGAGAACTTACAGATGGAACTAAATGATTACCAAAACCTAGCTATGAAAACTGCCATCTTTCCAGAGCGTGATGGGTATGCATACACAGCCCTTGGCCTTGCAGGTGAGGCAGGTGAGATTGCAAACAAGGTTAAGAAGTTTATCCGCGATGGGTATTCACAAGAAGAATTACCTGAGAAAATCAACGACTTACGAGATGAACTTGGTGATGTCTTGTGGTATGTCGCAGCAATGGCACAAGTGTTGGATATAACACTAGAACAGGTTGCAAGAAATAATATTCACAAGCTTGCTGAACGTCAGGTCAAGGGAACCTTGGGTGGTTCTGGTGATAAGAGATGAAACAGATAAAGCTTGAAATATCAGGCAAGCATCCTTATAACTTTGAAACAACTGATGATGCATCTGAATGGATACAGGACAGGGCTAGACTTGCCAGAGCCATTGGCTTTGAGACAAAGCAGACTGACCGTATGCTGTATGTCCTTGACAAAGGAGAGGTGCTTGCCTTATACTATTACCGTTAATCAGAAGGAGATGTCATGCAAATGGATTACCAGCAATCAAAAGAGATAGGCCGTGGAGAGTGTACTTCCTGCGGCTCATCTGATGCCAACATACTTTATGACGATGGTCATAAGTATTGTTTCTCATGTAATACATACACAAAGAAAGGGGATGACCATATGCAAAATGCAGAACCAATTAGACCAGCACCTATTCAAGGTGTAGTACAAACTCACTTCTCTACTGGTGAGTTGACCGCCCTGACTGACCGTTCAATCAGTCAGGAAACCTGTAGGTTCTTTGGTGTACAATCACAGCGTGATGCTAGTGGTAATATTACTAAACACATCTACCCCTATCACGATGCCTCTGGCTCACACGTTGCTAACAAGGTTCGCCATGTAGCAACCAAGGGCTTCAATGCAGAGGGTCAACTAGCATCAGGTACTCTGTTTGGTCAGAAGAACTTCCAGCAAGCTGGTAAGTTTATCACCTTGTGTGAGGGTGAACTGGATGCAATGGCGGCATACGAACTGATGGGTTCTAAGTGGCCTTCAGTTTCCATCAAGAATGGTGCGGCCTCTGCACTCAAAGATGTCAAGGCAAACTATGATTATCTCAATCAGTTTGAAACAATTGTTATTTGTTTTGACAATGACGAACATGGTAAGAAAGCCGCCAACGCAGTTGCTCAACTCTTTGAACCTAACCGTTGTAAGATTATGGACATGGAGTACAAGGATGCCAATGAGTATCTAAAGTTCAACAAGCGTGAAGAGTTCAATCGTGCATGGTGGAATGCTAGACAGTATACACCTGCAGGTATCTTCAACCTTGCTGACATCACTGAGCGTATGTATGCTGAGAACAATAAGGAAACAGTATTGTATCCTTATGTTGGCCTCAATGAGAAGCTGTTCGGTATGCGTACTGGTGAGTTAGTTACACTAACTGCAGGTACTGGTGCAGGTAAGTCAAGCCTGATGCGTGAACTTATGCATCACTTGCTTACACAGACACAACACAATGTCGGTGTCTTTTCCCTTGAGGAAAACATTACACAGACTGCATTCCATCTAATGTCTGTTGAAGCTAATGACCGTATCTACATTGACGAGATTCGTCAGAACTACACAATGGAACAACTCAAAGCTATTGAGGACAAGACCATTGGTACACGTAGGTTCTTTGCTTTTGACCACTTTGGGTCAATGACTACTGACGAAATACTTAGCCGTGTACGTTACATGGTCAAGGCACTTGACTGTAAGTTCATTCTGATTGACCACCTATCCATCCTTGTCTCTGGCTTGGACGGTGCAGATGAACGCCGCAACATTGACCAGCTTATGACTAAGCTTCGCAGTCTTGTTGAGGAAACACAGTGCGCTATGTTACTTGTGTCTCACTTGCGTAGGGCATCAGGTGACAAGGGACAGGAAGAAGGTAAAGAGATTTCTCTTAACCATCTACGTGGCTCACATAGCATTGCACAGATTTCAGATGCAGTCATTGCACTTGAACGTGACCAGCAAGCAAAGGATGTTACACAAGCCAACACCACCACAGTACGTGTTCTAAAGAATCGCTATGCTGGTGAGACAGGTGTCGCAACCTACTTGCTTTATGATAAGAAAACTGGTAGGATGTCTGAAATTGACAACCCATTTGAAACAGTTGATGACGAAACAGATATGGAGGATTTCCTTTGAGAGTAGCACTAGACATTGAGACAGATGACATTGACGCTACGGTAATACATTGTATTGTCGCAGAGGATTTGGACACTGGCAATGTCAAGAAGTGGTATGGGGAAAGCATCAAAGATTTTGCACCTTGGTCTGAACAAGTAGAAATATTTGTCATGCACAATGGCATATCTTTTGATGCCCCTGTACTCAACAGGTTGACAGGAAGCAACATACCTTTACGAAAGGTGAGGGACACGCTTATCCTGTCTCAGCTTCTTGACCCATCCTTAGAAGGTGGACACTCACTAGCCGCATGGGGTGAGCGTTTAGGCTTTCCTAAGATGGACTACAAAGACTTCTCTTCTTTTAATGAAGAGATGCTAACTTATTGTGTCAATGATGTTAAGCTTACAGTTAAACTGTATAAACATCTTGTACCTAATCTAAAGAAATATTCTAAGAAGAGTATAGAATTAGAACATCAGGTACGAGCAATTGTTGACAGACAGGAACGTAATGGTTTCAAGCTTAATATACCTGAAGCATCTTGCCTAGTTGCAAGGCTCACAGAACAGGCTGTAACCATTGAACAGGAGATGCAGAGTATCTTCCCACCTATTGTTACTGAACGCTACTCAGAGAAGACTGGTAAGCGATTAAAGGACAATGTAGAAGTATTCAACCCTGCATCTAGGCAACAGATAGGCAAGCGTCTCATGGAGAAAGGCTGGAAGCCTACTAACTTTACACCTACTGGTCATCCTATTGTGGATGAAGGTACGTTGAAGGATGTAGACATTCCAGAGGCTCAGAAGATTGCACACTATCTGCTGTTGCAGAAAAGAGTTTCACAAGTCCAATCTTGGTTGGACGTAGTGAAGGATGATGGTAAGGTTCATGGTAGAGTTATTACCTTGAAAGCCATCAGCGGAAGAATGGCACACAATTCACCTAACATGGCGCAAGTACCTGCCGTGTATTCTCCCTTCGGTAAGGAGTGTCGTGCAGTGTGGATACCTAGTGACAGCCGTTACAAGTTACTAGGATGTGATGCTAGTTCTTTGGAACTAAGATGTCTTGCTCACTACATGGGCGATAACAACTTCACTAATGAGGTTGTTAGTGGTGACATCCATACAGCTAACCAAAAGGCCGCAGGTCTACCTACTAGAGATGACGCAAAGACGTTCATCTACGCACTCATTTATGGTGCAGGTCCTGCTAAGATTGGTAGCATTGTAGGTGGTGGTTCCAAAGAAGGTAAGGCCATCATGGACAAGTTTATGGCTAACCTACCTGCCTTGAAATCTTTGCGTGATAAGATTGACAGGGCAGCTAGTAATGGTTATATACGTGGCCTAGATGGTAGGCTCCTAAAGGTTAGGCAACAACACGCCGCCGCAAACTTACTATTGCAAGGAGCAGGTGCAATCATATGTAAAGAATGGTTACGCCAGATAACGCTTATGACGCAACGAGATTACAACTACAATCTTGTTGCGTCTATACATGACGAATATCAGTTTGAGGTACAGGCTGACCAAGCAGAAAGCTTTGGCAAGCTAACTCAGGCCGCTATGAAGCGTGTAGAAAAAGAACTAAGTGTTCAGTGTCCACTTGACAGTGAATACAAGATAGGTCATAACTGGTCTGAAACTCACTAGAAAGGAGACAACAATGCAAAACTTAGAACCTTCTAAAGATAACCGTAAGAAGTTTGATTTAGATTTAGAATATGGTAAGGTGCGAGAGCAAGCCGTTGCAGATATGCTTCAAGACAAAAAGATTGAAGTTAAATCTGAACGTGATGTCTGGCAACACACTGGTAACATTGCGATTGAATACGAATCATATGGTAAACCAAGTGGCATTGCGGCGACTGAATCAGATTACTGGTTCCATAACCTATGCATAGGTGACGACATCTTTGCTACTCTTGTCTTCCATACAGACAGTCTTAAACGTATCATAGATAATCTTGATTACAAACGGTCTGTCTCAGGTGGTGACCACAATGCATCTAAGATGTACTTGTTAAACCTACAAAAACTTTTTTCATCAGATGTGATAAAAGCTTACAAAAAAGTTGTTGACACTGCCGCTTAGTGGTGTCATAATACACTCATTCATTAACGAAAGCGGCAAAGACCGCACAGAAGAAAGGAGCATTATTATGCCAGTATTATCAGGAAAGTCCCATTGGGCAACTATCTCAGCACCTAACACAACTTATGAGCCAGTGTACTCTATTGACTTAGCTATCAATGGTGCAGAGTTGGACAAGGCTAAGAACCTTGGTTTGATTATCAAGAATAAAGGCGATGACCGTGGTGACTTTGTTACCATCAAGCGTAAGCAATATCGCCGTGATGGTTCTGAGAATACCAAACCTGCATTGAAAGATGCACAGAAGCGTGACATGGGTAACACACTCATTGGCAATGGTTCGGATGTGAACGTACTGTTCAAGACTTATGAGTGGGAATACGCTGGTAAGTCAGGTGTAGGTACAGACCTGCAAGCAGTACAGGTTGTGAACCTTGTGCCTTACGGTGACGCTGAAGACTTTGATGTTGTACCAAGTGGGTATACTGCCTCAGAAGATGCTTTCTCTGATGACATCCCCTTCGGCACTTCTGTAGCTTCATAGAGGTATAACATCAACAAGGGTGCGACATATAGTGTGATATGGTCGTGGGCTGACTAGCGTAGGGTTGGGTACGTCAGCATCTTTTAAACAAACAGAAAGGGGTATGTTATGTCAGACGATATGGTAGACCATCCCCCTCACTACAACCAGTCAGGCATTGAATGTATTGACGCAATCAAAGCCGCACTAGGTGACGAGGGATTTGAATACTATTTACAAGGTAACATAATGAAATACCTTTGGAGATACAGATACAAGAATGGCATAGAAGATTTGAAGAAAGCCAACTGGTATTTAGATAAACTACAACAAGAAACATTTAATCCATAGAAAGGAGTTACATGATGGCTGATATTAAAACACTAATACCTGACATCTATCAGATGCTGGAAGACGGTGTTGACGTAAGCACAATGCGTAACCGTGAGGCTATGGAAAAGTTTTCCAAGAACATCTGGCAGAGCCTTGCACGTCAGTTAAAAGAAGGAACCAAACGCCGTGAGGCAGGTGGTGGTCTTCGTATGTCACAGATTGGCAAGCCTGACAGACAACTGTGGTATGACTACCGTGGTGTAACAGAGCCGCGTCCAATAGATGGACAGACTAAACTAAAGTTTATGTTTGGAGATATCCTAGAGGCTCTACTTATTCTGGTTACTGAGTTGTCTGGACATGAAGTGTCTGACGAACAGGGCGAGGTAGAAATCAACGGCGTTAAAGGACATCAGGATTGTCGTATTGACGGTGTACTTACTGACATCAAGTCAGCATCACCTTATGCTTTCAAGAAGTTTAAGGAAGGTACACTACATAGTGATGACCCATTCGGTTACATTGCACAAATCTCTGGCTATGCAGAAGCAGGTAAGGATAAGGCGGCGGCATTCTTTGCCATAGACAAATCCTCTGCTGAGTTAGCTTTGATGGATGTGGAATCTGTACACATGATTAGTGCATCAGACCGCATCAACAAAGTTAAATCATTCCTGCAATCAGAGACACCACCTGAACGCTGTTACCCAGATGAACCTGATGGTAAGTCAGGTAATAGGAAGCTGGCTGTAGGCTGTATCTTCTGTCCATTCAATGAGGAATGCTGGAAGGATGCCAATGGTGGAGCAGGTCTAAGAAAGTTCCAGTACTCTAATGGAGTACGCTATCTAACACAGGTGGCTAAAGCACCTGACGTACCAGAGGTAACCAATGCCTAGAGCAAAGAAACCAAGAGTACCAAAGCAGCATCAGTACAGGTCTAACTCTGAACTGAACACTGCTTTCGTACTGACTAAATATAATATTGAATTTAAGTATGAACCTTACCCAATACCATACGAGTGGAGGGAGGACAAGAAATACATACCTGACTTTATACTTCCTAATGGAATAGTGCTAGAGGTAAAGGGAAGGTTCATGCTTGAAGACAGAAAGAAACATTTGTTTCTGCGTGACCAACATCCTGATGTGGATATTCGGTTTGTCTTTGATAACCCTTATAGGAAACTGTACAAGGGTGGCAAGATGACATATGCAGATTGGTGTGATAAGTACAACTTTAAATACTGCAAAGGTGGAGAAGGTATCCCACAGGAATGGTTTAAGAAGAATGCAAAAAGAAGACATAGTTCTAATTGATATAGAATTAAATGTCCCTAAGACACCTGAGAAGGCTTTGTTTATGACAGTAATCCTACAAGCTTTACTGGACGCGACAAAGCCTTCTTATGAAGGGGAACCTGATACGGCTGTACTTGAAAGAGACAGGGCTGTAGCATGGTTCTTTGCGTCTGTAGGGGTGACTGCTGATGACTTCAATACTGTCTGCGACTACGCAGGTATTGACCCTCAATACATGAGAGACTTTGCATTCAAGGTTCTTAAATCAGGAGAGGTGGACTATGTTCGTAAAAGAATTAATGCAGTTTTAGGCCATTAGATTATTGTACTTGTACCCTATTTGTGGTACACTTGATTCTTATTCACTGTTAAAAATGGAAGGGGATTTTATGCAAAATACATTACCTACTGATTACCAAAACTTTATTGCTCTATCACGTTACGCACGTTGGAAAGAGGATGAACAACGCAGGGAGACATGGAGTGAAACTGTATCCAGATATTTTGATTATATGTCTAAACATCTTTCTGATAAACACAATTATAAGCTTTCTGATTCACTGAGGTCAGAACTAGAAGAAGCCGTACTCAATCAGTCTATCATGCCCAGCATGAGAGCCTTGATGACTAGTGGCCCTGCCCTTGACCGTTGTCATGTAGGTGGGTACAACTGTTCATATGTACCAGTAGATAGCCCACGTGCCTTTGACGAAACCATGTACATCCTCATGTGTGGTACAGGCGTTGGCTTCTCTGTAGAACGTCACAACATTGAGAAGCTACCTATTGTGAACGAAGAGTTCCATGATACAGACACAGTAATCAAGGTAGGTGATAGTCGCCCCGGTTGGGCTAAGTCGCTAAAGGAACTGATTGCTATGTTGTACACTGGTCAGGTTCCTAAGTTTGATGTGTCAGAAGTACGCCCTGCAGGTGCAAGGCTAAAGACATTTGGTGGACGTGCATCAGGACCACAACCACTGATTGAATTGTTTGAGTTCTGTATCCAGAAATTCAAGGGTGCAAAAGGCCGTAGACTATATCCTATTGAATGTCACGACATCATGTGTAAGATTGGTGAAGTTGTAGTTGTAGGTGGTGTACGCCGTTCAGCCTTGATTAGTTTGTCCAACCTCAATGATGACCAGATGGCACACGCTAAGTCAGGTCAATGGTGGGAGAATGAAGGACAACGTGCCTTGGCTAATAACTCTGTAGCGTACAAGCAGAAGCCTGAGATGGGTACGTTCATGCGTGAATGGTTATCACTTTACGACAGTAAGTCAGGTGAACGTGGCATCTTCAATCGTGAATCGTCTAAGAAACAGGCGGCTAAGAATGGCAGACGTGAAACTGACCATGACTTTGGTTGTAATCCCTGTTCTGAAATCATCCTACGTCCCTATCAGTTCTGTAACTTGTCAGAGGTTGTTGCACGTGAGACTGATACTCTTGTCTCTCTGAAAGAGAAGGTACGACTAGCTACAATACTTGGCACATTCCAAGCCACACTGACAGACTTTAAATATCTGCGTAAGATTTGGAAGCAGAACACAGAACAGGAACGTCTGTTGGGTGTATCACTTACAGGCATCATGGACTGCGCCGCATTACATAAAGGCAAGGAAGTAGCAGACACACTTGAGATGCTACGTGTTACCGCCATTGAAGCTAACGCATCACTAGCAAAACAGATTGGCATAGAACAATCTGCCGCTATCACTTGTGTTAAGCCTAGTGGTACTGTCTCTCAGTTGGTAGACAGTGCGTCAGGTATTCATGCACGTCACAATCCATACTACATTCGTACTGTACGAGGTGATAACAAAGACCCACTGACACAGTTCCTTATCTCTCAGGGTATCCCTAGTGAGCCAGATGTAATGAAGCCTGATAGCACTACAGTATTCAGCTTTCCCATGAAGTCACCTAAGAATGCAGTGACACGTACAGGTATGACTGCTATTGAACAGCTTGAACTGTGGCTGACATATCAGCGTCACTGGTGCGAACACAAGCCATCAGTTACCATCTCAGTCAAAGAGAATGAGTGGATGGACGTAGGTGCTTGGGTATACAAACACTTTGACGAGGTGTCAGGTATCAGCTTCCTACCATTCAGTGAGCATACATATCAGCAAGCACCTTATCAGGACATTGACGCTGACACATACAAAGAACTGGCATCTAAGATGCCTAAGAATGTTGACTGGTCTTTGCTTCGTGAGTTTGAAAAGGAAGACACTACATCAGGTGGACGTGAGTTGGCCTGTACCGCAGGTGTCTGTGAGATAGTTGACCTCAACGCCGCCTAAGACAGTATGGAAAAAAGGTGAGGGGTGGGTGCAACACAACCCACCTCAACACCATCCAAGCAGAGAAGAGTGGTTGAAACAGAAAGAAAAGGATAAACAATATGACACCAAAGATTGAGATTAAAGAGTATACTGAACATGACGATGGTTCAGCTACCATTGCTTTTGAAGTGGACTATGTTGCAAGAGAGGTTTTAATTTCTGAAGGATTGATATCATTAATTGAAAAAGCAGTAAGCGACCATAATCATGAGTATAATTGGAAAATAGAAGGAAAATAAAATGGATAATGCAACACTATTACTATTAGCAATCTGGGCATTAACAGCCCTTACATACTTTGATTTACGTTCACTTCGTAAGAAGATAGAAAGCTATGAAAAGTAATCAGCTAGAACTTTTCCCTGTCTACTACATAGAACCAGAAGGTGGTATTGTTTGTATTAAATGTAACATAAGACAGGATGAAAATAATTTCCAAAAGATTTATTATAGGGATTCAGATAAGGAACCAGAAATTAAAAGAACCTGTAGAACCTGTATATCTAAAAGTAAAAAAGTTGTTAGGTCTTTAAGGTTAGAAAATCCCTATCCATCAGAAGATTACCTATGTCCTATTTGTGAAAGAGGTATACAAGACTTTAAAAAAACTGGACAACCTAAACTACAGAATTGGGTACTTGACCACTGCCATATTACTGAAACATTTAGAGGATGGATATGCCATCATTGCAATACAGGTATTGGCGCACTATCTGATAATGTAAACAGGGTTGAGAAAGCTTTACAGTATTTAAAAAAACATTTGACATCTGAATAAAAATAAATTACAATACAGGTTCAATTAATAGAAAGGAGTTAATTGCATTAATGAATAGCGAGAAAAATCCTGTAATCTATGTTGGATATGATTCACGTGAGAACTTTGCTTATGAGGTCTTGCGTGAATCCATTCTGCGTTACACGAACAAATATGATATTATTCCCCTTGTGCAGAATCCTCTTAGACGTGCAGGGCTGTACCGCCGTAGCCTATTAATTGACATAGAGACTAACAGCGCAGGAAGGGTTGATGAGTTTGACTGTCGCCCCTTCAGTACAGACTTTACATTTACACGGTTCCTTATCCCTGCCCTTAACCAGTATAGTGGTTGGGCTTTGTTTATGGATTCTGATATGTTCCTTCGTACTAGCTTAGAAGATTTCTTTGACACGTATACAAAGAATGAACAGTATGCAGTACAATGTGTACATCATAACTACAATCCTAAATCAAAGATTAAAATGGATGGACAAGTACAACAAAACTACAACCGTAAGAACTGGTCAAGCTTTGTACTGTGGAACTGTTCACATCCATCTAACTTGAATCTTACAGTAGATGATGCCAATCTTAAATCAGGTAGCTGGCTACATGGCTTTAGCTGGTTACAGGATGACGAGATAGGTTCTATCCATGAAGAATGGAACTGGCTAGATGGTTGGTCACCAGAGGCTGTTGATGCTAAGAACGTACACTTCACTACAGGTGGTCCTTGGTTTAATGAATGGGAACCACAGAGAGATATAGATGCACAGTACGCCAGCCAATGGAAGAAACTAAAAACAGAAATCTTATTAGACAGAGTAATAGAAGGGACAATATAATGTATACCTTTGTAACATCATTTAGCAAGGAAGGATATGAAACTTATGCGAAACATATGCTTGAAAGTGTTAAAGAAAAGTGGAATCCAGAACACTTTAAACTCATTGCTTACTACCATGACTTCAATATTGGAGATGTATGTCCTCCTACTTGTGATACTATTAGCTACCGTAATCTAAATGAAGTAGAAGATATGCTTGAGTACCGTGAACGCATGAAGCTTCACGATGGTACTGAAGGTGGTAATATGCCATACAACTGGCGACTTGATGCAATCAAGTGGTGTCATAAAGTATATGCACTTACTGACCTTGCATTTGAGATGATGGATGTAGACGACAAACTTATTACTTCTGGCATCCAACCACCAGAAAACAACTGGATGATTTGGATTGACGCTGATACAGTAGCTACCAAACGTCTTGACGTTGAGCAGGTAGCACGTTGGTTACCTGATGCGGCAGATTTAGTACACTTAGGAAGGAAGGATATTGACTACAGTGAAACAAGTTTTATGGGCTTCAATCTGGGCTGTCACAATACTTGCAGCCTCTTGGCTGACCTTAGAGGTGCTTACACCATTGGTGAGGTGGTAGCATATCGTGAGTGGCATGACGGATTTATCTTTGAACGTCTGCTAAATATTTACAAGGCACACGGTATGGAAGTACATAATCTTTCACCTAATATTAAAGGTCTTGCAGCATTTGCTCAGTCCCCTTTGTCTGAATACTTTGACCATTTCAAAGGTAACTTAAAGAAGAAACTAAGTGATACTCAGGTAGCACCTGATGTCAATGGGCCTAAGAGATACAAGCAATTGCTTGATATGATTGGGTTTTACAGACCAAGTACTATTGTAGAGACAGGCACTTGGAATGGTGGACGTGCTATTCAAATGGCAATGGCGGCATTCCAGTACACAGACAGTGTACATTATGTAGGCTTTGATTTGTTTGAAGAAGCTACACCTGAACTTGACCATATAGAATTAAACTCTAAGCCACACAATACACTTGCCGCCGTTACTAAACGACTGGAAGAGTTTGGTGGTAAGATGTTTGAAAAAGGTAAGGAGTTTACATTTGAACTATATAAGGGTGACACAAAAGAAACTCTTAAAGATTGTGAATCAGTTAAGGATGCAGACTTTGCATACATTGACGGTGGACATTCTTATGAAACAGTTAAGGCTGACTTTAAAAACCTAAAGCATATCCCTGTGCTTGTCTTTGATGATTACTTTTCTAAGGATAAGAATGGACTGATGCCTGAAAATGATGGCGTGAATGAGTTAATGAAAGAGGTTGAGGCTTATGCTAAAGTAGTTCTACCTAGTAGCGACATGGTAAAGGATGGTGGTATTACACACCTATGCTTTGTTGCTATGAAAGAAGGACTACCTAAACTACCTGATGAATTAACACGTGTACCTATTGTTGTTACACCTAAAGATTCACGGCCTAAAGAAGAGATTATTAATAACGTCTTAGAAAACAAAAAGCTTATTAAAGACTTTGATTGGATTAAGACAAGTAAAATTAATAATGAAACTGCCATCATTATCTCTGGTGGTGACAGCGTTGACTGGAAACAATTTAAGAAGACAATCAAGAAAACCAAAGGTAAAGTATTCTGTGTTAAGCATAGCTATCCTAAGTTGCTTGAAAAAGGTATCCAACCATTTGCTTGTGTCATTTTAGACCCACGTCCTATTAACGGTGTAAGTACACATGGTGTAGTACGTAAGGATTTGTTTAAGACAGTAGACGACAAGACTATTATGCTTGTTGCTTCTATGACTGACCCATCTGTTACCAAGTACCTGCTTGAGCAAGGTGCTAATGTAAAAGGTTGGCAAGCTTATTCAGATGCACTACGTGACATGAATGTAAAGGATAAGATTGTAGTAGACAAGTCTACAGGAATAGAGGAAGGCTCTACACTTATCACTGGTGGTACTTGTGCGGCTATGCGTACAATTGCCATTGCACATACACTAGGGTTTAGAAACTTTGAACTGTTTGGTTTTGATTGTTCTGTTCCTACTATGACAGAGGAAATGAAAAAAGAAAAGACTGATACAGAACAAACCAAGCCTAAGTATATGCAGGTAGAAACAGGTGGTCATAAGTTCTGGACCACAGGTGAACTACTTGCTATGGCACAGGATTGCGAGAAGCTGTTTGATAATGACCAGATGGATATGGGTATTAACTTCCATGGTAAAGGTACTCTAGCCGCTGCAGTTTGGAAGCAGTCTAAACGTGGTCAAGAGAAATACTACACAGAGTTGTTGAATGACATCGCAGCTTAAAGAAAAACAAGAGAAGTTCTGCCAAGCTTATATCCTGCACCGTAATGCTACAAGAGCAGCAATTGCGGCAGGGTATAGCGAGGCATCTGCACACAATCAAGGGTACAGACTTCTTCAAGATGATAAGATTCAGGAACGCATAGAAGAACTGACTAATGAAATTAGTACAGACGTAGATGTTATTGCTGAAATTGAGAAGCAATACGAACAAGCAAGGAACGCTGGGCATGGTGCGGTTGCACTAAAAGCCCTTGAACTTTTGTCTCGTGTACGTGGTAATAATGTAGATGAAGAGGACGTAACACCTGAATCCCTTGAAGCAGAGATTATAGGTACGCTTCAGATAATAGGATTTGAGAAATCCTTTGAACTTCTTGCTAATGCTTTTCCTGAACAGTTTGAGGAAGACGAAGAGGAAGAAGACGGGCCGTTACTTCTTTCCGAAGAACTTACTAGCACTACGGACACCGAAACTAGCAGCGACAATGACACCTAAAGTATACTGATACCATTCAGGCATACCCATAAGAGCAGCAAATCCATCATCTACAATACCCCTTCCCCATTCTCCACAGAATGAAAGAACCAGTGGTACAGAAAAAATAATAGTAAGCCACTCGTCTTTCCAGCTAGATGCCGAAGCATCAGCCATTTTTAAATCCCAATCTATTTCACCAGTAGCTTGCTTCTGCATGACTACTGCTTCAGCTTTAGCTTTAGCTACGCTGGCTTCTGTCTTTGCCTTTGACTTTTCTACAGAACCTTTCAGCCAAGTACCTGCTAAGTCTGCAATTGGGCCTATCAGAAGGTTTAACATAAGCTTCTCCTGTTACTTGTAATACTTGTCCAAACATTATGGTATTTCATTTTCAATATAAATAATTTCAAAGGTTGCTGATACTTGTAACAAAGCATTAGAACTGCTGGCTATAGCACGAAACTCTATATCTGTTTTTTCTGGAATAGGTAATGGATAAGTATAAGAACGAACAATATCTATATTATTAGCTGAGAAATTATCCTGTGTTCTAAATACTCCACCGGGTTCTCTTGTAATAATTCTCATTTTCCCAAACTTATTATTAGCCTCTGTCATTACTGTTACATCTGTCTGTACAAGGTAAGCAGTGTACCCTGCTGGAACTGTCCATAGTGCCATTAGAGTTTGATTGTCACCATTAATATAGGCATATGTAGTACCACCATTAGCAATAGTAATAGTACCTACAGGGGCTGTAGAACCTGATACAAAGGCACGGAAGACACGTATAAATGTTTCTGTTGTGGTTGCTGTACCAGAACCAGCAAGAGTTACCTCTACACTTTGTTCATTATAGTTTGCATCCAATCCCTGTACAGTAATCTTTACACCGTTATCTGTTGCACCGGATGCACTTGTTACAGTCATAGCTAAAGCAGAAGAAGGATAAGAATAAATACCACCACCTTCCCATATGGTTTCTTCTGTATCATTGATTAAAGGATTATAACCAAACTTTAATAGACGTTTATGAAAAGCAATCTGACCCCTAGAAATTTGCAGTTCCCAAGGCTCATGCTTACCTGTACGTGTCATTGAACTAGGCGTACCCATTTAACCACCTTTCTTCTTCGTCATTATAAGGCCGCATTAGTATAGCCTATTATGGCTACATTTAATGCGACCACCTTTTTTAAATCCAATCTGTGAGGCTATGCTTTCACCCTTCTTTGTTTGTTTAGGTGCGGCAGGTCCTAGATATTCTCTAGTACCATTAGTATATACCTTATATACTTTACCTTTAATATTTTTTAAAGTGTATCCCTTATCATTAGACATTAAAATTCCCCTGTTTTCATAGCGTCAGAAAGCTTCTTAGCCCTTCCACCCACCTGCCTAGCCCATCTAGAATCCATCATCTCTAAGCTTGCAGCTTCAAAGTTCTCTTCATGTACTGCATTCCACATCTTCTTAAACTTACAAAGACGAGGGACACCCATGTTAAATGCCATGTCCATTAGTACTAGTTGACGTACACTGTCCATTTCTTCCACACAAGGATGTACACGACACAGTTCATTTTCCACAATTGCAATGTCGTTGAGGGCTAGATACCTTGCATCCGCTTCAGATATTCCATGTTCATAGACCACCTCCATATTAGGTATGTCAAGGTAATCTAACTCCTCACGACTGATACCACGGTCTTTCAAGTTCCTTCCTATCCCAATGGTATCTATTCCCAAACTGTCCTTGTAGACAGTGAGTACAAGACCTTCATGCTCAATTAGTTTATCTAAAAAATGTGAACGGTTGTACTTCATTTTGTGGTCCTTGATTTTATTATCATGTTTCTGTTGCACCTACAATACCACATTTATACTTAACAGTTTTCCAATCACCATCTGATGGTATGTCTTCATGTAGAATTTTAAATTCTATACATTGTTCCTTCTTGTCAAACCACTGTATAGTTTGATTATAACATATACCATTATCAGCACAAGCCGTTAAAACTAAAGACCAAATAATAGGTGTCATTTTCTTTCCTCACTTATTCTGTGATTAGACTGATGTGGGTGTTTGCCTTCGTGGTTCATCCACACTGCAAAGGCTCCTGTCATTGCCCCAGTTACCACAGATACTAAACCAGCCTGTGCTGCAGTTGGCTCTGGCAAGGTCATAAACCATTCTACTACACGCCAACTCATAAGCGTCATTACGAACATCATAAATCTTGGTAATATCTTCCATTCCAACACCGCTGCGGCTGACATATTATGAACTCACTGGTTTAAAAATATCTAAACCACGTAGACGTGTACGTTTTTTCTTAGAACTACCCGGCATAGTATATGACCTAGTTGCTGCATCATATGTAGCACCTATTGGGCTAGGTGTCTGACCATACAACTGAGCAAGATATGCGTCAATCTGTGTTGGGTCATACAAATTAATAGTAGCAGAACCTACACCTTTACCGTAGTAATCATCTGGAGATACAGACACACCAGTTATTGCATCAGTCGCAGACACTGTTGATGTAATCCCAAATTTTTTAGGTTGTTCAGCACCCTCCCCACCTTTATTAGGGTCTTGCCATCCAGTTTCTTCATACCCTGCAATAGGATTACCACTATACACCATACCCAAACCAAAAGGCCCCGGACTATATACACCTTGTATTCTTCCTTGGTCATCAAAGGCAGGTATTGAATTAGGGTCTTCTAACTGTTCTGCAATATTTTCAAGATTTGCCATTCCCAATGCACCCATAGCTGCTCCAACAATTCCGGGAATACCATAATTATCTTCTGCAAAACCTTTTCTTCTGGCGATTTCTGCGTCAATAATACCTTTTACCGCACCCCTTGCTTTTGTTGTACCTGCGGAACCAATATCTGTAAACCAAGTAGTATTTGTTTTACCAGTTGCCCCACCCTTTAATACATTATTTGCTAAAATCTGTGCAGCAAATTGTTCTTTTGTTAAATTTTTACCACCTGTGCCACCATAATAATCAGCTAAACCAGCACCCGGAGTACCCATTTGTTCTCCACCGGGTTCATCAGGCCCACGATATCCAACTTCTCTACTACCTGCTCCTGCAGTATCTGGGTCATCTGTTTCCGCATCTATTCCAGTATCGGCATCATAGCTTCCACCTCCACCAGAGCCACCACCGTCAGAACTAGGTGCTGAACCTATACCTGCATCCGGGTCCCCGGCACCACCTGTTGCATCATCCGCATCACCAGAGCCATAACCACCAGCACCTTCACCCACATCAAAATAAGCAGGAATACCCATAGGTCCAAGTATGCCAGCACCACCTAATGCCTTTAGAGTTCCACCTTCTTTAGGTGTAATCCAAGCAAGCATATGCTTCTGACCTTTGATGTCAAGTTCACGAGGTACGTTCTTTACAATACCTGATAGTCCCTTTGTGTCTGATTTTTTCTTAGCCATTAGTCTAACCTTTTTCCTTCTAACATTGAGTATCCTCTGAGCATTCTATCCCAAGGTATCTGCGCTTGATTTAAATAAGTAGCATTAGTTTCTTTAGGCATATAAGGTATAAAATAATTATTACTTGCGCCTTCCAGTATTTCTATTTTGTTTTGATTAACAGGAAAGCGTTCATCTAAAGACACACCCATTACCATGTCTTCTAAATTAAATCCTAATTTTCTATATAATTCTACCATATCTTTTACGTTTCTAAAACCCTTTAGACGAACTCTTTGTGCATCTTTAAATTCATCCATATATTTTTCAGGGTCTGTAACATTAGGAGTACCTAATACATCTTGCATTTGTTTTTGACCAGAAAATACCTGATTAAATTCAGGGTTAAAGTTAAAACGCATACCTGCAGTTAAGTCTGCACGTTGAGATTTAAGACCTACAATAGCAGGCCAGTCTACAGAACTAGCAGGAATAGTAGAATAATAATCAGTCATTCCACTAGCTTCATATTGCTTACGTCTTTCTAAAAACTTACCTATGAATGGGTCAAAAGTATCTAATACAATATCCATTGTATTTGCTAACTTACCTTCTAATGTAGGCTCACTCCTAATATCACCTTTACCTAAACCAAAAACATCTAAAGCTGCTTCTGTAAGCATAGAAGGCCCAAGGAAAGGTGCTACTGTTTGGTCCATTAGTGCCAGTGCAGTTTTATTTAATTCATAACTTGTAGCATCTTTATCTATTCCTGTACCCATCATGATAATATCATGAGTATTTTTAGCAAAAGATTTAACATAATTAAATGGGTCCCATGCACCTATGTTTACATAGTCAACCCCCCAATGTCCATTTTTATCTTTATTAATACCTGATAAATAAATTTTATCTGAGTTGACTTCATAACGTGGACCAAGCATTGCCATAGCATCATGCTGTTCATCGTCAATATCATAAAGAAGTTTAGAACCTTCCATAGCTAAAGCAGGAACACTTCCCACAAGTGTCATACCACCTAATCTTTTTGTACCTGCGCGGAAAAGTTCTTCATTGCCTGAACCTAAATCTTGTAAGGTATACTTAGCTAAATTTTTACTAATACGTGTCATCTCTGCAGGGAAAGACACAAAGTCACCAACAGGCAGTACACGTAAAGATTTAACTGCGGTTGGAACAAGATTATAGTTTGGCATTAAATCTCTTGTTCTTTGTGCAGCCATCTGCAAAAGTTCTTCACTTTCTAAATTAGGATAAGCCTTTTTTAAATAGTCTAAAGTTTTTTCAAAGTGTACAATTTTAAAAAAGTCATCTTCTGCTTGATAAATTCCTGTAACTTTTTCGTCAAACTTTTTACCCTTGCCTATTATTCTTTTACCAGTTGTAGTCTTTTCAAGAAAGTCATCCGCATCTTTGGCAACGGCCTTCATGTTAGCACGTATTTCTCCAAGACCTAAGTTTGAATTTGTAATACCTAGTCTATTATATAACGCAAGCTTTTTACTTAACTCTCTATTACTTTTACCTGAAATATTTCCAAGAACAGATTCCATAGCTTTACCCACAGATTCACCTGCAGGTAGCATACCATTTGCACCAAGCATTGTTACGTTACCTGCTATGTTTTTTGCATGAGTTGCAGGATTGTAAACTGTTTTAGATTTTTGAGACAAGCCCTTTGCAGCTACAGCGTAGTTTAATAATTTACCACCAAGGCTATCATTATTAAATGTAGGATTTAAACCATCACGCATTATTTTTGCATACTCTTCATCAGCATACACGTTTTGCAATGGATTCTTAATTGCTCCTTTTGATAAAGGTCTACGTCCGACAATTGCACTAAGTGCATCTGAACCAATATCAGAAACATTTACCATACTTTCTTTGGCACGTATTTCTGCCTGAACTTTTGTAAGATTAGGGTCAGCCTTCATAATATCAGCTACTCTGTTTTGAAACTTTGTTTCTAAAGACACAGCCATTTCTTGTAGGAATTTATTTTCTGCATTAATAGTTGCAAGCTTTTCATAAGTCTTTGCAAAGTTTTTAGTAGGGTCTTTAACCTCTCCAAATAAATCTCTTATTTCTAAAGGCACATCCTTTCTTTTAAACAAAGGTTTACCAGTGTTTTTTAAAACTTCTTTATTTGCTATGTCTTCTATAAAACCAAGAAAAGCATTTTTATCTTGTGCGCCTACACCCACAAGTTTTTCCAATGTTTCTTGAACATAAGAATCATCCATTGCAACGCCAGCTTTATTAGCAATATATTCAGCGGCCCTGTCTACTACTTCATCGCCTATCTTACCATCAACATCAAGACCGCCCATACGTTTTTGTACACGCTGTTGTATGTCTTTCTTATATGCAGGGTTATCAAATATATTATATGAACGTGTCATATATGTGCCAAGACTATTGTCAATAGTTGTAGATAGTTTAGAACTAATACCAGTAGTACCACTTAATTCTTTTTGCAATCCTTGTACAGCATTATTCATTTCAGACACAATGCTTGCAGTTTGTGGAGAATCATAACGCAGTCTTGTCATGGCTGCATCATCTCCTTTTAAAGCTTGGTCTACAATTTCTTCTACATAATTTGGATTAGCTTGTATTTGTTTTTTAAGATTTGATTCTATAGATTGTTTTAAATCATCAGCATAACCTTGTGCAAGTTTTATTGCAGTATTAACAGAGGCTTCTCTTTCTATAACTTTGGCAAGCGTAGCATCGTCAGTACCTCTACGAGATGTAAGATATTGTTTTGCTTTTCTTCCAACTTTACTTTTTCCAATAGGTTCTGTTATCTTATCAAGACGTGTGGATACAGACTTTAATTTACTATTAAGTCCAGTAACGTGCTTAGAAGCAACAGCCTTCATAAGAGGTCCTGCTCCTAAAAACCCTATAGATAAAGGAGTTTCTAATGCAATGTTTTTTAATAATGCATTAAAATAATCTGACAGTTCAGGGTCAGTAGGATTTCTTGCATAATCTTCTAATTTTTTAAGCGCATCTGGGTCTTTAGATAAAGTAGCATAAATATAATCCACTGAGTTTTCTTTTGGATTTTCTACTATAGTAGTACCAATTGCACCAGCTAATCCCAATGCACCACCCTTTGTAGCAAGCTTTGCTTTACGCCCCATTTTATTTGTAAGACGTGCAACTTGTGGTGCTACACGATTAGATTGTAATGCTAGATTTCCAAGTTTAACAGCACCACCTGCACCAATAAGATATGAACCTATATCACCAGTAATTTCTGATGCGGCTCCTGCAATACCTTCTCCATGATAAGGGTCAGTAAAAGCAGATGCCATATCTTTAGCACGTTTAGGTGTAACCCCATCAAGGGTGTTTTTAATACTGTCATATGTATCTTTCTCTAAAGACGCACGTGCAGCCGCATCTCCTAAATTAAGCGCACCCTCTACAAATTGCCCTACTGCACGAGTAGGTGCT